GCACCAGCTACCGCAGAATGTCCATAAAACTATGAATATCATTAATATTACCGACTATAAATGTCGGTGACGTAGAAGTTCGTACACACGTACCGTTTAGATACCAATGCATTTTTTTAGTAACATTATCCATTTGAGCAGCAAAATGAAACCATTCATCTTCACTTAATAGGGAGATGGGAATACCTGTATTCGCCTTACTCCCTGTCGCGTCAATATATCGAAATTTAAACATATTTTCAAGAGGGTACACATACCAAGTAAAACCATAAGTATTTTCAAACCTAAATAAATTAGTATGGGCAGTTAAGTCGTGTATTCTTACCCACGCTTCAAAAAAGTAACCACTACTTAAATCAGCATTCAGATTTTTACTTGAATTTGAGTATTGCCCGCTCGCTCTTGTAAAGTATCCATCATAATTATAAGTATATTCATTTCCACTTTGAGCAAAGAAAGGCAAATTATTTGCTTTATCCGTTACCTGCTTAACCAAATTTGAGCCGTTTTTGAATATCCACCAAGGTTGTTGTATATCACTATCTAACGATAATAATAAATCAGAATCGTCAGCGGCATTATCTACAACCTCACCCGTGGGATTGCGTTTAACTTTATTATCTGGTAGTAATCCAATAGTCATTTTATACCTCCATTTGTGAATTGTAAACAGTAATTGAACCACTACCCCATGCGGACGAACTTATGTACAGTATTTGTTCTGTAGTACTGTCAAAGTAATCTAAAAGCAAAGTTAAAAGTCCATCAAACCCGTCAGGTATAGCAATAGCGGCAACAACATCACTGGCTAAGGCGGTTGTACCGATTTGAATATTACCAGCAGAATTTCCACTTTCATTTTTAACCCGTAACGCTGTTAGTTTATTGGCTGCATATACAGGAATAGCCAGTGCCCCATCTGCTAATATATTTGCTTCTGGCAATGATGTTTTTACACGATCATCGGGTGCAGCTAAAATAGAATCAAATCCATCATCGCCTGCGTTCCTTTGTATTAAACTTCCAGCCGCTTCACCTGTCGCATCATAATCGTTCATCGACTTGATAGTAGGCGTGTAAACTGACTGTGTTCCATTGTCGCCTAATGTATCTTCACCATTAGAAGTTTCAATAACAAAATCGTCCCTTTGGGTTAATGTCGATTGTGCCGCCCCGTCAATACTTTTCTTTAAAACGTGCCCGCCTCCAGTACTAACACTAGCCACGTACGTAGTAATTAACTCTGCACCATCATCAAAAATTACTCCTGAATCATATTCTGTAATGTCGAATTCATGCCATCCCGTTTGATCAGTTACCGCATCAACTAAGAGTACAATATACTTTGAATCATCATCTTTTTGTTGTATTAATATACCACTCCCCTCACTGTCGGAAAGCATAGAACCAATACTCATAGGTTGATTCGAAGTGTCGGATAATGCTATTTTGGTGACTAATGATAAATCAGCATTATTTAATAATACTTTTCCCGATGTCGGATCAGCAACAACAGTGGACGTATTCATTAACCAACTTAGAGGTATGTATTCAATTAGCTCTGCAGCTGGACTTATTTCTAAAAACTTATTAACCTTATCAAATGATAATTCTAATTTAAATTCACCAACAGGTAGTGTAATTTTATCAATACCGTCAAATCGTGAATCGGTTGAAATAACAGTACTGTCAATAGTTACTTCTCTCGCTGAACCTGTCACGTCCAAATAAGCCTCTGCTTTTTCAGCATTATCGGTATTACTGAATGTTATTGTAATATTTTCATTTACTACTATACCACCACCACTTACTTTCGTAGCAAACACCTCGTTCTTATCTGCGAAATCGAGATCTATATTACTTGCTGAAACTGCTATTTCTACATTATTCCTTGTAATGTCATTCGGATATAAAGATACTGTGATACTAGGTATTCTAGATAATAAAACACCAGCCACATTCTGGACTATTACATATTTATTTTTATTTTCTCCTTGTGTTATTGTTGTTAAATCGTCTACAAAACTATAAATAAAAGTAGAACCCGATTTAGTCAATACTAGTCCTCCATTTTCTGCTATAGTACCCGATGATCCACCGACACTTACTGGAGTACTTGAATTAGGTATTAAGATTTCGCATGCCGGTATAGTTACTATCATATCGCTACCCGATAGCGTTAACGTCCACATTGATGCATATTGATACACAAATCCATCTGCTCTATTTAGCCAATCGTTTAGATTTTTTAATTCAGTTCCAGCACTTTCTGCAAGTTGTTTAGCATCGCTTGTTCCAGTTAAATTTGTTGAAACATCATTAAGTATATTAAGTAAATCACCTCTAAATGTTTCTCCATTTTGATCAAAAATAAATTGATCATCTATCGTGATTTCAAGTGGGCTTTTGTATGGTATCTCTAATATTTTTATGGTTGTTATATCTGACATGATCTAAATTTTAGCTGAGTAATCTATATTTAATCCTATATAATACGTTCCGCTACTATTGAAAGTCACATTGCCTCGTCCTATGGTTAATCTTATTTGACCACCACCGCTAGTTGGAGTTCCAACGCTTTCAATCTTAATCGCTAATGAATGTAGTTCACCGGTAGCTGATGCCGATGTTAAATAACCACTACCCGATTGTGTGTACATTGGTTGGGTTATATTATTTATGTATATTTCAATTTCCTCAGTAGACTGGGATGGGTTAAGTGTAAATGTTCCTCCTATAATTGCCCTATTACCATATATTGATTCGTATATAGCTAAGGATGAAAGTACTCCCTCGGTAGCCCCATCAATATCGCTACCTGATATGGCTGTCGTTAATGGTATTCCTGAACGAAATATCTCTGGTATTCTACCTACAGGCAGAGCTACTGCGTCTTCTGTAGATGATTGACCTGCTATCTCCGCAACTGTGGCAATCTCAACAGTACCATATCTATCCTCTTTTGCATATGTTTTTGTAAACGCATTAGGAGTTACTAATTTATTAACACCTTCGACTACTGTCATTTCTGCCGCTTCTGAAAATTCGCTTAATGCAATTTCCTGAGCAATATCAACTGCGGCTTCCTGTTGTACTGCAAAGTGCATTGTTGTGGCTGGAGTTCCAGCGTTTCCTAGGTCTTTTATTTGAATTTCTGCCATAATTTTATTTTTTAAGATGCTCTTATTCCTATTCCTAAACTAGCCATTACCGACACTCCAGTACTAGCTTTAATTGTTGTTGCTGCTACTATTGGAAATTCGCCTTCTAATTCTATTACTTTATTATAATTTTCATAATCTACTAATTCCAATTCTATCGAAGGAAAGTACATTTGTGTATTTCCTAACCTATCGCCAAAATCGAAGCCGGTATTCGCTTTAAATCTTAATCCATTAATTACAAATACATCATGTCCAACTGCTCTGTTTAATAAATGAGCAATATCAAATGGCATTTTATAAACTTCTAACAATTTTTTATAAAGAGGCTTGTAATTCAGTAATGCAATATTACTATCACTATCCCTCATTGTTGTATTTTCTGTAGACGATAAGTCTGTTAAAAATTGCGCCTCAATTCTCAATTCTTGTGTTTTATCAGCCCAAATCATGCCATCATCATAGGCATTATTTCCACCCCATTCTAAAAGTAAAGTGTAATCATGAACCGTCTTTATCTCAAACCAGTTGCTATCCCAATTATTAATAACTTTGCCGGAATCTTGATCAGCCACAGATGTGACTTTATAACATCCTTCTAAACTAGTTACATCTATATCAATTTGATAATATGAAAATTCAGTAGCCGATGACGGTATTACTGAATGAGTTAAAGCTGTTTCATTTCCGTCTGAATCAATTAGGTTAAAAGTAAATTGATTATAATTTGTTCTTATTTGAAACCACAAGTCATCTGATTGTTGTACCTTTTGACTGTAGGGAATGAATAATTTATTCTTATATTCAAAATCCCCATACAATCTATTGAAGTCAGTTTGAGGATCATTCGCAGATTCACGCCTAACAAATCTTAAACTATTACTTTTTATAAATTCAAATATTCCTCCTACTGCCATAATACAAAGTTACTATTTATTTAGAATAAATTAACTAATATTTATACCTTGATCTTTATCCGTTACTATTGCTGCACCATCACCAGTTACCAATACCTTTACAGTCCCTATTGTTGGTGGATTTGCTTCTAAAAGTTCCCAATTAGTGGGTTTATTTACTGGATCAGTACTGATATTTTCACCCCATCCGAATACATCTTCATTATCTAATTCACTCTCAACACCTATTAATTCATTTATATTTTCTCTTAAAGATATAAATTCAGTAAATCCTATCGGTGCAGAAAATACCAACCTAAATCCCGTGAATCTTGGAACTCCCAAACTACTGGCTGTTTCGCTACCATTTTCAACTATTAGTTTATTTGATCCTTCATATTTAAAACTTAAATCAGTTGTTTTATCAGATGTATTGTACTTGACTAATGAAGTAGGGTATTTAGCTAATCCTATATTAATTTTATCAGAATGAGCTAATAACATTTGTTTAGGAGTTAGTCCTAAATTTATTTTCGTATCTAAGCCTTCTAATCCGTTCACCTCGCTAAATCCCTGCTCATCACGCTGAATTATACCCTCAATTTCATCATTCCAAAGTTCAATAAAAAATATTTGATTATCGTAAATAGTCTCTTCTGTAGATGTTGCTCCGCTTGGTCTTCTTCTCGTCTGCTCAATCCCAACACTGGCAGCGCTATATGCACTTATTAATTCTAATTTATTTTCCGCCACTTTCGATAAATCTGTAGAATATGTTTCTTTATTTATATATTCTTCTAATCCTCCTAATAAATCGTTTGGTTGAGCATTATAGCCAACTACTATTTCAGATACGAACATTTTAATATCTAAGATTCTTTCAAATGTCTTTTCTTCTATCTCACTGCTTGTTATTGTTCTGCTTACATTTCTGCTATATAAATCATCCGTTTTCTCTATTTCAATAATATATTTACCATTTTCTAAAACTACTTGCATGCTTACATTTTTGATTTTGTAATATGATTCAAATAATTCTTTCCATCTATAAGATAATTGCGATACTCTTTCAGAAAGTTCTTGATCCTCTGGCTCTTCTTCTATATATCCAATTGGGAAACCTCTTAATAATAGTCCTTTTGTAGTTGCAATATAAGCCCCTTCTCCATCTTTATCATATCCTAAATCAATCCTGCCAAAATATTTACTTCTAAAACTACCAGTTTCACCAGTTAACACGGTAGCCATATGGTCAAATACTTCATGTGGCAAAACAACTTTACAATTAGTCGGTTCAAAGCTTGATACATCTCTAATGTTTATTTTAAATCCATTTCTTACTAATAAAGTTGTACCAGTGCCTAATGTTGGTCTACTAAAATATAGGTGCAATCCAGTATATTTAGGCAAATCGTATTGTTTTGATATTATGCCATCTACATTCGCATAAGTATCTATGCTTTCTTCAATAGTCCAACTATCGATAGTACCATCTTGATTATATAGTATTTTGTAAAATTTAAGAAACGATGAGTACCCATCTCCAGATATTGCATACTGTATATTTATTTCGACTGTAGCTATAGTATTGCCTGTGTAGTAAAAGCATGCTTCTGGACCTCTTTCGTTAAATCCACTTGCTGACACGGATTTTGTTACGTTCTGAAAATTAGGTAATAATTCAATATGTGGAAATACTACGCTCGGAATGCCAATATAATAATTTGGTACACCTTGTTGTAAATTATAAATATTACTTGGATCACCTTCTCCAACTTCTTGATAAACATCACCTACAGCTTCACTTCCAAATTCACGTCCAAGTATCTCTACATCTGTATATACTCCTGCTGTAATAGCATTTCCGTCTAAATCTTCGGTATTTCCGTCTAAATCCCCTGCTCTATCGTATGGGACATCTATATCTTCACGATTTTTTAATTTTTCTAAAAAGGTATCGTCTACTAATGGAACTTTGATTCCTCTTTTATTAGCTGTAGATTCTGTGTATTGGGTAAAGTCTATTTTAGAACTAAATACCTCTGTATCTATTTGCGATATAGCATCTCTTTTATTTACTTTTAATTGACATTCAGATAATATACCCTCTGTATTCATTAGGCTTTTCAAAGTGTCGTAACCGTTAAAAACATACTCTAACTCCGCTGAATAAGTTCTAAATACTCCACCATAAAATTTATTCCGCTCTAACACTAATTCAAGTTCATTCCATCCTACGGGATTTACTTCTAATAAAATATCCCCTAAAGATGAAATTAATCTAAATCTCCAAGTTTTATATTCTTTATTATCGTATTTGCTTAGCTCACCCATTAGCTTTGAAATTTATTTCTATTACGAATTATTTGTTTATGTCTTTGTCTGGTTACTTCGAACATTCCATTTTTATGTATATTGAAACTAGGTGTATTGTGTTCAATTGCACTAACAATCATATCTAATTTAGATTCCATTTGTTTCGTATCTGAAAAACCCCCTTGTAACGATGAATCTCCCATCATTTGTTTTTGCATATCGTCAATTATTCTTGCTGATTTTGCGCCACCTATAATTTCAGCACCTGCATATTCATCGCCAAAAAATGTAGGCTTATCGACATATGATAATTTACCTTTATGACTCATGAATTCACCTCTTTTTTCACCCGCAATAAATCCACCTGTTGGAGCTGATTTAGTACCTTTATCAAATTGCGGTGGTTTTGGCAATGGAGTAGCATTAATTGTAGCTACCTGAACCGCTGCATTAGCGACCAGTAACCCTGTTAGTCCTATTGCAATAGCTGGACCAGCTGGTCCAAAAGCGGCTGATGATGCCCACGCAGAGGCTATCCCTTGTGCTGTACTAACTGCTATATTTAATAATGCTTGTTGCTTTTGGCTTTTAGCTAATTGTAATTCTACCGAATATAACGCCTCTGCTTTTTGTCTTTCTAATCGTTTTTGTTCTGAGTCATTGCCCTCAGCAGCTGCAATCCTCCTGTCGAAATTATCTTCTATTTCAGATGCTTCTGCATTGAGTTTAGCCTGTTGTAAGCTAAAAAGGTTATTTGCTAGATTTACACCTTGGTTAAATATTTCTTGATTTAAATCCTTTTTTAATTGTGCATATTCCTTATCATCTTCAATTCGCTGTTCCTTCTCTTCTTTATTAAGCTGAGTTAATTTTTTTTCATTATCAATGTTTTGTTGATATGCCTCCTCTAGTTTGTCATTCGTTTCATCAACTGAATCTTGAACCATTTCATTTATTTCAAGATTTTCCCGAGCCTCGGCTCTTATTTGTGACATTCTTTCTTTCGAAAGTCCTGTTACTTTTTCTTTTTGTTTTTTTGCTTTTTCATCAATTACTTTTTCTTCTACAGCCGCACTACTATTCAATACTTTTTCTATCTCACTAAATGCAATATTGTATAGCTCGGCTATTTTTTTAAATTTATCTCTAGTATTTTCTACTTCCTTTTCATTATTGTCTATTACTGTTTTGCTAAAATCCTCCCTTAATTTAGCACCTCTTATATCCCGTTCAAGCCCAGCCAACTCGGCTGCATCGGTTGCGAATATTATTTCCTGCGAAGTTTTTGCATTATCTATCTGAGCCACTGCAAGCTCTTCATAAGCTTGTGTTTCTTTTTTTATGACTTCCGTCATTTCCTCTTCAAATGCTTGTTGTATTATTTTAACTCTAAATTGTTTATTCGCTGCTTCTTGCGCTTTAGTAATATCATCAATCGAGCTTTTTTCATTTAATAAATTAGGAAGGTACTCACCATATTCTGTATTTATTTCACCTATTAACATTATTCTTGCTTCTTGGGATAGATTTACGTCCTTTAATGCGTTAAAGGATAAATTCATTTCCCTATTATCAAGTTTTGTTAAGTCTATTCTTTCTTCTGTTTTATCATTTAATAATCCTAGTGTTTTTGTTGCAAATTGAACTAACGATCGACCTAATTTTATTATTCCTGTATTGCTATTTAATATCCATCCTTCCCATGCACTTGATAGTTTTTTGGTATCACCTAATAGGTTATCTTCCATTATTCGAGCCATTTTCTTAGCTGATCCAGCGGCTCTATCGTAACTTTTTTCTAATCCTTCTGCTTTATCTATATTTTCGGCCAATACTAAAGCTGCTGTTACTCCTCTTTTTCCAAATAATTCTAAGCCTGTTTTTGCTTTATTGGTAGAATCGTTTATTTTCTGTAATCCCTCTTCCCATGTTAGCCCTTTTTTAGTCAATTCAAGAAACATATTTCTTAACGAAGTACCCGAAGTGCTTGCGTCAATACCTGCATCTGAAAGAACAGACATTTGAGCAGTTACAAATTCAATATCTTTACCTGCTGATTTTGCAACAGGTGCGACAATCGCCATTGTAGTCTTGAACTTTTCTAAGTCTAAAGCTGACGAACTAAACGATTTAGCCATCACATCAACTATCCGCTGTGTTTCTTTCGCTGATAATCCAAATCCTCTAACTGTTGAAGCTGCAACTACTGCTGATTCCGCAAGGTCTGAACCCGCTGCAATTGATAGACTTATTGTCGCTTCTGTAGCTTGCAGTATCTCCTTTGTACTGAATCCCAATTTTGAAAATTCGAGCTGTAACCCACTGACCTGCTGTGCACTACGTGACGTAGTTTGCCCTAATAATTTTGCGTTTTCTACGAGTGCTTTGAATTCATTTCCTGTAGCTCCAGAAACTGCTTTAACCTTATCCATAGAGGCCTCGAATCCTGCAATTGTTTTAATTGAACTACCGAATAATCGAATAACAGATTGAACTCCTAAATATCCAGCACCTAGAGCGACTGCTCCTTTTAGCATTGATTTGAAATAACCCCCAACACTTCTGCTATGTTGCCCTACTCTAGCATCTATTTTCTTTAATTGATTGCCGTATTTTCTAGCCTCTTTGGCTGCTCTCCTTGCTTGTTTCGAATTGACACCATACTGTACAGCCAAATCTTTAGCTTTATTTGCCGCTAATGTATATTTTTGGCTTAATTGAACATAAGCTCTATTTTGTTTTTTTGCCGCCTCAGTTGCTTTTTTAGCCTGTGCCGTTTCTCTTTCTTTTGCCTTTGTTAATCTTTCAACTTCTTTCTTTTCTTTTATGTCAATATCTAGCTTTTGTTTTTGTATTTTCAATTGCTCTTGTCGAGCTTTTTTAATTTCTTGAATTTTTTTAAGGTGTAAAGCTTTAGCTTTAGTAATTTCTTGCTCCTTTTTTATTAATAAATTATCAGTTTTGGCCGCCTCTTGTTTTAGCTTTTCGGCATCAATAGCGGTTTTATTTAGATTTTCTCTTGATTTAGTTACACCTTTAAGACTTGTATCTAATTTACTTAATCCCTTAGCTGTTGACGATAAGTCGGTATTAAGCTTATTAAATCCAGTTAATAATGTTTTGAATTGCTGCTCAAATTCTGAGCTATATAATTTATCTAATTCTGGCATATTAAGCTTGATTATTTTGGTTAGATTCTTGTTCTATTATCTCCATTGCTTTATTTACCTCCATAGGTAATTGGTATATAAATACTCTACTTATATCCGCTTTTAAAATTGTTGATATGTTGCGAATAAAAACATCAAAATCAAACGGCTCTTTTGATTGGTCACTTTGAACTACTGCATATTGCACTTTTAACCTATCTATTTTGGATTTAATTATTTTATTACTTAATTCTCCAACGTAATCTCTATGAAAATGCTGTTTAAATAATTCTCTACTTTCTTCATTTGGTTCAAATAATAATGATCTCAACAAAGTTTCAAATAATAATATTCTAACATAAAGAGACATAGTATAATAGTCATCATTAAGGCTTTTTTCTTCGCCCTCTTTATTCATTATTATATTATAAGCAGACGTTAAGGCTTTCTTTTTCTTAATTCGAATAAATTTAAACATAGGAATTTTACAAACATACCAATCGTCTTTAATGATCTGGCTAAACTTTTCTACTCGGGTGTTTATTTCGTTGTAAAATATCATTGTTTAAATATTGATGTTATGTTTTTTTTATGTTGTCTCTGCACTATTCCAATAGCTACAGTCATGTTTTCATCATTGTAATCAAATATTTTTTCACCGTATATGCTTGTGAGTTCATCTGTTTTCGAATCTCGACTAGTAAAAAACCAATTAGAACCCGTTGTTTTTGCAAATATTCCACGCTGAAATTTGCCAGTATTAAACAAATCGACTCTCGGAAACTTACCTATATAACTTGCAAGGTTTCTTTTATACTCTTTATATTCTCCGCTTGAATATTCCCACTTGTCTATTCCCTCCGTTAACCTCATTTGATCTAAAAGTATTTGCCTTAATTCAGTACTATTCTTTACTATCTTGGCAGTCTCTTTTTTTAAATCATACTTCCTTAACGCTTTACTTATTCTTGCAATATTTGAACTTTTGCTAATCATATAGTAAAAATGCGGCTTATCACTAACCCGCATTTTTTTAATTATTTACTTGGTAGCTTTTTCTACTTTCCCAGATTCTTTCTGATTCTTTTTCCAACACTCGGATACTTTACCAGTAAACCCATGCTTTTTGCACCACTCAATAAAATCAGATTCTTTCATAGAAAATCTTACTGCGGATATAGATACTTTTGAAATATCTATATTTTTCTTTACGGTTTTCTTTTCCATTTTAAATTACATTATGGCCACAAACGACCTTCGATTACGTTACTAACTTTATCATATACATTAGTAGTTTTAGTAACTAATATATAGTTGATATAATCACCTGCTACTAAATCTTCGGGGGTTGCACTTTTTTGTAGGGTAATAATATACTCACCATTACTAGCCACTCCTACAGCTACGTCAGGGGTATCAGTAATATTAGTGCTTACAATCTCAGCTGTTAATACTTCACTTTCCAGAGTATCAGTACATCTTTGATTAACTTTTACAGTCATATCACTTGCTGCAAGTGGAGTTTTAACCATCGCATTCAATCCTAAAGCCGTAAACTCAGTTAATTCACTTAAAGCAATTGGCAATTCAATAATAACAAAATTATTAAACTCTTCAACATCTTCGAAATTAATATGCAATTGCATTTCTGTTAACTTAGCATCCTTCGTTGGGAATCCGATAGGATTGGCTATAATTTGACCCGTAAAACCTCTGATAACTCCATTAGGCTTCATTGTACCCATTAATTTATTAGCACCTAAGCCAATAAACGTACGGTAAATACCACCCTGCATTGAAGTAAGCATTTCTTTAAAGTCACACGCTGACACTTTTAGATCAACAATCGCACTCCCCGGGGGTAAAAATGTCCCTGTTTGTGCACCTGAGCCATCAGTTTCGTTATTAGGTGCTGGTTTTGTTACTGCTACGCTACGCATAGGTAGTGTAGGATACATTGTTAATGCGTTAATCGTTGCCCCCTCTTGAATCCCTATTCTATAGTTTTCGCTATTCTCAGCGGCTACATAATTAGCGAATTCAAAAGTCGGCTTAGTAATTAACAAATTAGTAGGGACATCTAACAGGCATGCTGTCGAAGCCTTACTGCTTGGTACAATACTTGAACAACTTTTCATAATTATTTATTTATTTGTTTATGTTAATGTTTATATATATGTTGATATTTTAACGTTGTAGATATTATCAATATTCACATCATTAGGGTTATCATAATCATGCGTATTATCAAATGTCAATACGCCTGTATCTTCATCAATTGAAAAATCAGGCGAATCATTGCCATTTTTAACTGCAAATTGCTCAGCATCATCAATATTAATAGTGCCTAATTCTGTTTCATCATCCCAATTGTAAAAAATAGAATCAACAAATAAAGGTTCTGCAATATCAGTATTATTAATTATTACATTTTCATCCGTTGAAGCCGTTGCAACTATTACACCTGTATCAACATCAAAACTACCATCAGTCTGAACGCCTATTTCATCACCTTCGTTTATAGTTGTTGACTCTAATCCTAACATGTATTTTCTTAATAGATAGCCTTTTGTTATACAATCAGCATAGGCAGTGGGTGCAATATCTTGTAAGGAAACCCCTAGAAAATCATCTACACTATCAGAACTCGTCATTAACTCAACACCATCACCACTTGCTTTTAATGCGCTACCTCTATCTATTGTGCTTGCACTATTATTTTGATAATTTGTAATACCTTTTTGATTTATACCGTAGAATTCAGGGTCACAATCTTCAATTTGGTCAACTATCGAGTATCCAGCTCCAGCAGTATTGTATATAGTTTTAAGATTTTGAACGTTGGTAATTACTTGATGTGCCAATGTGTCAAGATAGCATATGTAATCACCACCAGTACATCGGTTAATTATAACCACATCGCTATGCCCCGAATCTTGACTTTCAATATAATAAGGTATATTAAATTCTAATTGGCTGCCATCAACATCAATTCCATGAGAAATTACTTCATTATCCTCCCATATTGTTATACTAGTAGATGTTTGCCCTGACAAATTGTGAGTCGAAAGGCATCTTAATTGACTTTCTAAATATGAATTTCTGATTATTTTAATATCCCCGCTTTTTGTGCCACTACCAAAGCAAGACATCGCCCTGAATGTTGAAGCCGCATCGTTTGGAGCTGGTATGCTATTAGTATCTCTATAACTCCAAAGTTCGTAGTTTCCTAAATGAATTATTTTGCAATTATCTGCCTCAATTGTATTCTCAACTGTTCCGCCGTCCGAATGTACTGGATAGCGCATATTTTGAGCGGTTATCGTTAAATTTTGTAATTTACTTGTGTAATGTGCGTCAATCGTACTTGTTGCGTTTACTAGTGCCGTTGTTGAATCTTCTGGTAAATAACCCTGTATAATGGTAGTATCTTTATCCGCACCAATAAGGGATACTCCTTTTACAGGTCGTAAATTATTTTCTTCATAAACTCCTGCCGCTATATTAATAACTGTTCCGTAATCAGCATACGTCAATGCAGTTGCTATATCTGTGAAGACTAAATTAGGTATATCTTCAACTCCATTAATATCAACTGTGATTGTTTGTATAGTTACAACATCATAAAACAAACTTCTTGCGCTATAAGTATAATAACTATTAGGTATTAGATTCGTTTGAGTGCCTATAAAGGCATGTGTAGCTCCTGCTGGTACAATAGCCGTTCCTATTTGTGTTGTGCCTGATCCTACATCAGACGATGAAACTACACTTATAATGTTTGCTGTACCAGTATCAGTACCGTCTGTGAAAGTTACTAAATTAAAAGCTGAGAATGGCAAACGCAAACCGTAATTAATTGATTCTCCAGCTTCAACAGCTATAATATTACTGCTATAAGCTATAGTATCTATCCACCCACTACTGATATATATGCCAAATTTTGGAAACTCTTTTAATTCCTGTAGCGTTTTTTCTAAAACAACAGCTGTTATATTACCTACTATTTGACTTAGTTTTGTTTTGAAATAAGCAATAACAGTATTATTTGAGTTCATTGCCAAATCAAACCACGCCTCGGTTGTTGGCGCTCCATTGATAGTATTTTCTACTCGTTCATAGCCGACATTAGGAGCAGTAAACACCCTTACAACTTCCCCCGCTAATCTCTGTCCTGTTGCTGGAGTTATTACACCACCTATACCACCATCTACGCTAGTTGCTAAAGTGTATTTTTGCGTTTCAGGCACTACGCATTTTCGTTTTATTTTAAAATCGCTTATGTTTAATAGTTTCCCATCGAGCAAATCAGGTAATGGATTTTCATTTAATAGCAACTTATCCATGTTGCTATAATCTAAATCAGTATCTACATAAATAGGTACATCAGCATGATTTATTATTCCTGCAATAATCCCATCGAAAATAGGGTCAAGAATAGGAATGAAATTATCAGTATATCGCTGATCTGAATTCTTTTCAATAGCCGAATTTTTATCCCCCTCAGCATTAGTGCCAGTAGCATAGTTTATTATCCCTATCTTAACTTCGGGGACATTTGTATAAGCTTCACTTCTAGGATATTTTTCTTTGTAAGGATGAAATAATAATACTAAAGGGTATTTTTGCCATTGTAAATTACCTTTTTTCTGAGCTATAATATCACATGCTTTTACTTCTTCTTCGTGCATGAAGTATGGCGCATTCGATTTGTATTGATAAATATATTGACTATCAAAACTAATATCTACCTCGATAATAAAACTTGTTGAATCAGCTTCGAATATTAATAAATCTTCAAATGTTTCATTGTTGTTATTTGTTATTGTTGCAACATCATTAACAGTAAATGAATTACTGGCCGTTACAAGATATTTTCCTGCTGCATTTTGTGCGACATTGGTAATAGTTCCGATAGTTCGCAAACCATCGACTATTTCAGAAAATATTTCATAAGGTTTTTTAATCATATGTCAAAATAATTACCAAATTCATAAGGTGTGAATACCCAGCTTGGGTAATCAGCTCGCTTGTGATACAGAAAATTGAATAGAGTGGGTTCGAATATCTTAATCAAATCCACATCTATATCATCTATCAGTATTACATTTTGGTACTTATCGCTTTTAACAGGATAATCGCCTATTAACGCTTTTGCTTTCGATTGAGATTGTAAAATGTATTCTCTCACATCGGTTGTTGTTGCGTTTTTCTTTTTAGCGATAGCTACACCAGTACCTAATAGTTGTTTGTAATTTTTACTCAACCATTCAGCATAAATATAATAACTTAATAGGCTTTTCTTTTCAGTGTTTTGCAGACCATTCCACTTTACAGGATAGGTAATCCCTTCAAATTCAACATCGAATTCAACGCCATCACGTAAATCTAACCACTTTTGGTCGGGCGTTGGTTCGATTATTCCTGCTTGTGATTCATTATACAATTTTCTACCCATTACCCTAACTGATATTTCTTCTTCTAAAGGAGTGATGTAGTCACGAGTAAAACCAGTTGGGTCTTGATTCTCAAAAGTAATATCAATATCGCCTGTAAAATATGTATAGTCTGTATAATTCATTATTTAGCTTCAAGTTTTTTAATCTTTTTTTGCAAGGTCATTACTTCCATTTTTTTAGAATTAAGTTCCTTTTCGATGCTCTTACTATCTACTGATTCCGATACCTCGATAGCATTTCTTTTTAACCAAAGCCGTTCATTTTTAAGAAGGGCTTTGATGTCCTTTTCTTTTCCTGATAAAACAACTTCCATACTGTTTAGTTTTTAGTTATAAGTACAGGTGCTACTATGGTACTATCACCAGATGTGCCCGCTACTTTATACCTTATGTACAAAAATGGATTATTTTCTATTACCCAAAGTCCCACTGCTCCATCCGTCATTGTTAATGTGTCATTAGGGTAGCCATAAAATAAGCCAGCCGTGCTAGCAAGTGTCCCAAAGCTAACACCATCTACTGAACCTTGTACTACAATAGTCCCGTCAGTAGTACCGCCAGTATTAGTGCATAAAGCTTGCAGAGCTACAATGTTTCCTTTAGTTAATTTAAACGTTTTAAAATAAACCGTTTCAGCACCATTAATTGAATCTGCTGGTATTGTATATTGTGCATTTACTGCAACAAATAAACAAGTAATCAATATTAATAAACTAAGCTTTTTCATTTTTTTATATTTTAAGTTTGTGAATAATAACCTCCCCATTTTATTAGAGGAGGTTAAATATTATTTAATTTAAGGTGTTTCTAATTGAGTTTTTGCATCTGCAAATTTACCATACATAAACCAATAAGGATTGTATATTGGGAAAATTATTTCTTCCTCAATAAGTACCAGTATCTCATTAGCTTTAGCTGTAGTTACATCCTCAACAAATGATATTGATAAAGGAGTATACTCTAATAATTCAGCTCCATTACGTGAAAAATCACCACTAAAGAATTTACCAGCAGGTACGGCAGTTGTTGTTGCTATTGGTAATCCACCAACTCCAACAACTTCACCATTCGCATCTTTTTGAATGTTAAGATAATTCTCATCAGTTGCTTTCAATAAGCCCATTTGTATAGTTTGCTGTGGGTTTACTACGTGTCCAGTTGCGTTAAATTCACCAGCGGCTAATAATGCCCTAACTACTGATAATACATCAACTTCCTGCGCTCCATCAATTGCATGATAGAATATAGACTGACTAGTACCTGTCCATGCAGCCATATTTCCAGCGATTTCAGCAACATAAGCCTCATCTATAATGACTTGTTTTGCATTTACAACTTCAACTGCTGTATGAGTGTCGTTATATGGTGCACTTGTTGCATTTGCAATAGTTAAACTATCACCGTTTTTCATACCATGAGCAGCTAAGAATGTAACTAAAGTTTGTGTTCCACTATTCCAAGTTGCAACAGAAGCAAAAGCTAAAGCAGCGTATGTTTGAGGTGTTAAATCGAAAGACTGAGCACTACCTGCTAATCCTTGAATATTATTACCTGAATCGTCACCAAATAATAACTGAAAATCTTCAACAGTATAGGTAGCATCAGGCAATTTAGCTAATACATGATCGATAACCCATTGTAATCCATTAGTTTTAAACCAACGCTTAGAAATACGCATTGAATTAGCAATTCGGCCAAGTCCCCATGTATTTTCTTTAGATTTAAATACACTTTCTGGAGCTGCTGTGTTTTCACCTAACATAAGAGCACCTAATGTTAATGAATCAGTCCAATCATAAACCTGACCTGCTACAATTTGCGCTTGATTAGTCATACCAACATTAAGCAAATCACGTACATGTTTTTTACGTGCTGGTGTATCATCTCTTACCACGTTTGAAATTTCAGAAATCATTACAGTTCCTGTATGATTGCTGCTTATTGGAATAACCGCTTTTTCAGTACTAGCATCAGCATCAGCAATAACTTTAATCAGCTCAATTTTACCATCTTCTGAGTTGCTTAGTGCCATTTTTCCAGTTGCTTTATTAAATCCATCAGCTTTATATTGTTCAAAAGCTTCTGATTTAAACGCATGCTCGATAAGAACTTTTAGCTGATCATCCCTTGTTAATTTCTTTCTAGCATCAGGAATTTTAGGATTATCAAGTTTCTTTAAAGTCTCACCTTGAATTCTGGCAATTTCTTTAATCTCCTTGGATAAATCCGTTGCAGATTTAACTTCCTTTTCTAATCCCTCGATTTTTTCAACATAAGCCTTAAACGATTCCGCATTAAGAGCTTTTAAAGAGGTTTCGAAATCTGTTTTTAATTTCGTTACATCATCCTTTTTAATAGTATCGGATTTAATAGCGTCCATTTTACTATTAAAATCTTTTACCATTGTATCAATATCTGACTTTTGTTTGTCAGCAAGATATAAAGCAGTATCCTCTCCAGATAAGGCTTTGTATTCTTCATCACTTAGCGCTTTAAATGCACCGTCTATAATCCATTTTTTCATTTTTTTAATTTTTTAAGTTCATTTTTGATAAAAATTCTTTCTTTTCAGCTTCTGCTTTTTCAGTATGAGATGAACCCGAATCTAATTTACTAGAATGGGATGAACTCGAATCTAATTTCGTTTCCGCTGTTATTATTGCTGTGGCATCATTTGATGCACGTATTACTAAACTTCCTTCGTCAACTATTGCAGCTTCTTCGACTCCAAAAAAATAACCTTGCTCTTCTGCTTTTTCTCTGTTGGCTATTTTATTGATATTTGCATCATAATAAGCTTTATTTTCTGCATATTCCCTATCGTCACTATCAATAGCAAATTTTATTATATAATATCGCATCCGTACAGAGTTTTGTAGTTTTCTCTGTTCGTTTATTGCTTCTGTAGCATCTCTATTTTTTAACGATGTTCTTTTTATTTTAAATATTAACGCCTCAGTTTCTCCCTGAAAATTTTTACCAACTAGTGCCCAAGGGATCGTTTTAGTAAATACCTCTACATCCTCAGGCCATGCGATTATATTTCCAACTTTCAATTCATGATCAGTTGTATAATGTATGCGTCCTTTTTGATCTTTCATTGAGCGATTCCAAATCCCATCAAAATGCACATCATCATGAGAATCTAAATATTTAGTTGTATTGATAACTGGATATATATATTCAGGGTCAATTTCTAAGGTTGATTTTGTAGACTCATCTAATTTAGATATACAATTAGAAGGGGCGAATTGTCCTTTTTCAAAGCTTTTTTGAATAGATGCTTTTTTGAGTTTGATTATATGAGCCTCATTAGCTTTTAATTCTTTAAACATTTCCTCTTTTGAAGAAAATTCTTTTCCTAATGTATTACACTTGATAATCATATCTCTACTTTTTAATTATTTTACCATCATTAACAGACTTAATCTTATCTTGATTAAGCTTTTTTATTTTATCAATCTCTTCTTTAGATAATTTCTTTGCCATAATTGTATGATTTCTTTACAAATGTACAATTTTTTTACACTTTGTGTATGATTTTTTGACACTTTGTATTATTCATTAGCTTCTTTTGGAATAAAATAATATTGAAATATAAAATTAATAGAAGAAACATTATCAGTAAAATCATCATTATATTCTTCTTCTAACTTACCACCTTTAGCCAAAAAAAACGGCCGAGCTAGTTTTTGAGTAGCGACCTGAACCGCTTTAACATTTGATAATAAAACATTAGTTCTTTTCATATTTACATCTTCCACGTAAATCCCTGCCGAACTATTGCCATTAGGTGCTTGATCTACAAATGCAGATATTTCATCTATATATACATCTTGTGTTGAGTAAATTATAAACATTAAATCCACACTATCACCTATTGCCGTAATAGCTGTGCTTGCATCGGGAGTTGTGAACCCATACCCATTAATATAATAATCATCCCACGAGTCATTAGGACCATAAACGCTAACATCAGTATCTACATAATTAATAGTTATCGCATAATAAGCATCAGTGGGTAAAATGACATTCCCCGGTATTTCTAAAGCTACACCTGCAACAAATTCATCAACATGATAAGTCCGCTTTCCACCCTTCATTGGTAAATTAACAGATGCCAATTGATCGCCTGTTATTCCTAAATCTCCAAGCGCATTGTATTGAATTCCGTCATCAATGGATGTTACGGTACTTACTGGTAATGTAGTCCCCATGTACCATAATTCTAAATCCACACTCCCGGGGTTAGGCACTGAAACCATGTCATCAATATATATTATACTACCTGATCTTCTTTTTTCAATTCTAAATCCTATACCTACTATATCAGTTAAATCTGCAGCCGTTGCCCCATCGGCTACCAATGATTCTGTATCAACCACATAATTATAATATTGAAGTGCACCAACAGTAACAATTGCCGCACTACTAGTATTTCCAATAGCATCCCTTACAAATACTCTCATTTTAACATCTGTATAAGTATTTGTTGCGTACATCCAAAATTGTCCGGTATAATTTGAAAAATCAGTCGTTAAGAATGTTCGTTCCCACTCGTTTCCCACGGGTGAAAATCCATTTATAGCCATACATTTACTTCCTGTATGTGGATTACTAACGTCTAATGTCGCTTCTGTTCCCGTTGCAATCCATGCGGCTTGCAATGCTGGGCTATCGGCATAACTTTCAAAATCATCAAAATCAACACCCGCTGCACTTTCGAGAGCTAGTTCTATTCCATTAATATTATCTTGACTTGCTTTGAAAATCTGACCGACTATATTTGATGAGGTAACAACCCCTTGAATTTTACGGCTACTCTCAGCCTGTTCATTGATTATTTGAGGACGTAGTCTTAAATTATTGAGCTGCCCTTTTTGAATAAGGAAAGTTGCGCCACTTGCTGTCGCCTTAGTGTATTCAATAGGTGCATCTCCAAGTTGAACTATGGCTTGTGTTCCCACGAAATCCCTTAAAACTGTTTGCAATTCTAAATAATTAGAATACGAATCGCCATTTTCTTTTTTAAATTTTGCAATCGGCTGCATTCTAATTAAACGATATTCACTACCAAATGCTTTTATTTCTGCCGATGTGGAATCAGCATTAGGATTAAGCCTGTATTTTGCTGTGGGAACTGTTTCGTCTCCAATCACCCATCCATTAGCTCCTTTAAATACTTTATTTTGGCCATTGACACTAATTGACAATACCACCACAACGATTGTTAATAATATATTTTTCATCAGTTCATATTTTTAGTTGCCATTATCTTGTTGAATATTTATTCCTAATACTTGTAATTGTTTATCGTCTAAATCCCATATTTTTTTATCTCCATCTATTGGATCAGCTGGCTGATTTAACGAGGCTAGATATTGATTGTATTTTATTGTTCCATCTCTAAAGGCCTTGCTAAAAGCTATTGCATTATTTCTATTAACCTCAGAACGTTCTTTAATATCTTGCTGCAATACAGGCACATGGCTATACGATCCTTTTATTCTAAATCCATATTGTTCTGTTCCTAGAAAAACATTTAAAGCATTAACTTTCTCTTCTGAGGCTGGAATTATAGCATCATACAGTTGCCTCATGCTTTCTTTTTGGTTTTCGTATTTCGCACCAGTTATGTAAAGAATTACTAAATCATTAGGTACTCGAAGTGTCGTAGATATATGCTGTTGAGATATTGCAACTTCCTCGAATAGTTGTAAATCTTTTATGGGTAAAACTGTTCTGGTAAATAGTAATGGTTGTTTTGATATTATGTATTGGTATTGCTCTTTTTGTATCCCGTAATCTTTAAAGTCTTCTTGTATTTCCTTTTTATCATGAGGACTCATTGGTGCACTTCCCGTTGCATCTTTTGCGGCACTCGATATAATACCTTGTGCGCCTCTACTTTCAATCAACTCACCTCTTGCTAATAATGCTTTGTAACTATTATTAATTGGTTCTTTAAGTGATTTTAATTTACTTGCTCCTAATACCACACCATCATCGGATAGATTAATAGATGTATCATTCGTATGTAGGATGGTTTCAGCTTCAAATTCTTTTTTTAACGTACCAAATGAAAATATCCATTTTTTTATAATATCACTCTGCTTTGTAGCATCAAAAAATAACCCAGTACCTACAGGAGTCATATATTGCGACCAGATATTTGTTAATGATGTTATAGCTTCGAGTTTGTTTTCAAAAGCAGAAGGAAACGATTTATACATCTGAGCATTACCAAAAACTATTTGAAAAATTACATTTTGCTTCCACCATTCAGAAGTGATTTGTAAAGGATTAGGATTTTTTAATAATTCAATTACTCTTTTGCCTTGTTCGTTGTATTCACTAGGTTTGATTTCATTACCTTCTAAATCCTCTAATGAAAATCTAATATTTGCACTAGCTTCGGCATAGATATTCACAGGAGCATTGACGCATGGATTCTGTTCGAATGCTTTTAAATAATCTGCATTATCTATTAAATTATTCCACGGCTTTGACTGGCCACCAAATCCCATAAATGAATTACCAGTAATTGGTACAGATATCCCCCTCACTAATGTATTTGCCGCCTTAATTCTTAATTCGTTTAATATTCCCATAAATGAAAATAGCCGCTCACGTTAATGAACAGCTAATTATTATATAGTTAGACAATTGGCATTTTTTTAATTTTAGCCAAAGTTAAACAAATTTTTCGGAAAGTGTCTAATTTTTTTACATGTAAAATTATTTGACAGTTTTTTCACCTCCTTTTGATTTTAAGTGATTACCCAGTATAATATTAACTAGTGTGCTAAATCCTAGCCTTTTTACCTTAGCTTCCTTATGTACTCCCTCGTTAATATCCTTATCAAGGGTTACGCTTTCTCTATCCTTTGCCATAATTTTTTATATAAAAAAGGGCTACCGATGCAGCCCTGCACAAAACATTGAGTTAATCAATTAGTACTCTTATAAACTTTTATCAGGGGTTTAAAAGAACTTTACGCTTTTCATTTTAATCTTTAATGCGTAAGAGCTTTTAATTTTAACCTTTTTGCTTTAAACTTTCAGCCTTAAACTTTTCAAGTTTTTACAGCCATACGCTCTACCCACTGAGCTAATTCACCGACTTTCGTCTGGTGGTGAATACTAGAATCGAACTAGCGACATTATGAACCTATTGCATTTCAGTTTAGCAAACTGGTGCTTTTCTAACCCTTAAGCAGGGAATTGAATTTATGTTTTTCGCATCGGTATTCCTTTATATTTAATGTTAAATTTCAATCAACGTAATTGCGTTTATTTCAGAAAGCACAGCATCAACCTCAGCTTCAAATTCATCAACTTCAATCTGTAATTTTTCTGTTAATTCATCAACTTTTAAAGGGTCAACTAAATGGAATTCGCTTCTTCTTACAAATGGCTCAACAATGTTTTTTACATCTTCATCTGTAGGCTTAACCCTATCATCACCCTGTTTGCCAATCATTATTTTAGCATTTTCTAAACCAACGTTGTTTACTTTTTCATTTTCCTGAGTAAACTTAGCCATTACAGCTTTATGTTTTTGAGTCAGCCTATTAATGAGGTTTTTCTTAACTACTATTACGGCTTTAAAATTAATAGCATCAGCAATAGTCATTTCTTTTTCTCCAATCTTCACGGTAGTCGTACCGTTTGCTTTTACGATAGCTGATTTAATAGAGTTTTTTCTATCAATCAAAACTGTTACTGATTGATACTTGGCTTTTACATCTTTTTCAAAATCATCTTTTGCGTAAAATCCATTAACAGGTTTTCCAAGTTGCATTAATCCAGTAGGTTCTACTAAATTAACAGCTTTTTCGATTCTTGCATCAATCAACTTTAACTCCGTTAATGCTCTGTGAATTGTCATTTTTGTTTTACTCATAATCTTTAAACTTTAAATATTGATACAAATATAAAGTATTATTTTATATAACCAAGTATTATTTTGTAATTATCTCAAAAAAGCAGAGCCGGAAATTTAGGGAATTGAATATTTACCGACTCTGCGACCTCATTTGTTCACGGTATTATTTCCCCCGTATTGGGATAAGAACGAACGGCTGGTTTATTTTAAGTTAATTACTCTGTTGCTTTTTTAATAGCCAATCAACACTTATTTTGATATGTATATTGAATTTATTTTTCGATTATCATTTAATTTAAATGTCGTTGCATCACCTCGAATATTGTATGTGAATCCAAACCTTTTCCCACAATCACATTTTATTTTTGTGTAAAAACTCTTATTCTTGTTGCATCGGTTTAATAATTTATCATCTTTATCATGCTTCTTTATCATGCAATGAGGGCATGAATAGCTAATGTCTGAATAGCATATGTGAATATTAGTTCCCATGATTTTATTTTTTAGTTAATTGTTCAAAGTGAAATTCTATTTTAATCCCAGTCTCTTTAACTAATCCAAATCTCTTAGCAACTCTATAGGTTGCTGAATCCCTATTTAAACTTACTATTTTATTGTGTAATTGAGTTCTCCAACCCTCGATAGTAAATGTTGATTTGCTTCTATTGCATGGCATGCATGCAGGATTTTTATTTTCTATAGTGTCTGAACCTCCATAATTATCATTGCGCCTTAATGGTTCGATATGGTCAACTTCAAATTTATTAAAGTCAATAGGATTACCACAATATGCACAGTGTCCTTTGTACTTTTCAAAAATTATTTTTCTATCCATGATGTTAATTTAAAAATGATAGAAACTTGGGTTTACATTAGTTTCTATCTTATCAATAAGCCTGCTAATGTTCTTTTTTGCCACTTTTTCATAAGCTAATTTTTTAGCCTCTGCTTCATTACTAGCAACTACGTTTACAGTAGCGTTTTTAAACTTTACCGTAACTTCCATGTGCTTCTTTTCTTTTGCCATCCTGTCAGCGTTGTGGCGCATAACCTACCCGCCCTTCAAATATCATTACTTCACTTGATTTTACATAAATTGTATCAGCGCAATAGTAATTAACACTATCTAAGCTTCCCCAAACTACCATTTTATAGTATCTAGAGTGGTCTTTTATAAACTCATCAAGTTCAACGCCTCGTATTGTGTCTGTCGATGCGAAGCCTTTATTAAACTCTTTTTGTATGTTTTTAGCATCTTTGCCAATTTGTTCAATAAGGCTCGGAGAATCAGCGCACCCAGCGCACATTAACAATATATAAAGTGCATATCCTTTGTAATTCTTGAAGTTTTTCATCTTTTATCAATTTTAGTGTAGGTTTATAATTCAATTTATCTCATTCTGTTTGTTTCAACTGCGTTTATGTCAGCGGTGTAAGTTCTTTATCATCAAACATTACATTAGGGTTGTAAGTTACTTGTCCACCGGAATTTATTGGCAGTAGTTCAAATACACTGTGGGCTTGCAGTCTGTACCAAGTTTCCCCATCCACATCAGTTTTGCAGGGTTCAATACAGTGTTTAATGTAATCATTGCCCACAGTTTGCTTTAGGTGTTGCCATCCAGTGTCGGTAATCTGAATATACATGTAGTGGTTTATATTGAATTTCTTCATTTTGTATATTTTTAATGGTGTTTATGTCAGCGTTACCGCCAATACTACTTTAGTTTTTCAAAATAGCTTTCTTTAGTTCCTATATTGAAAGTAACTCTTTCTTCATCTGTTAATTCTCTTTCATCGTCACAGTATTCACATATCATTTTAGAGAATTCTTTTGGAGCAGTACGAGAAAGTTTGTACTCGTGATTTTTACCATTCAAACAATCAGCTTTTTCAGCATCATAATTATATGAAATTGAAGTTGTAAATACAAAGTTTTTTTCACATTCAGAGCATTGCATTTCATGCTTCATATCCTCTTCATATCCAAACCCATCATCGTGGTTGATTTCTTGTTCTGCATCGCAGTAAGGGCAAAATACATCCATTTTATTTATGTTTTTAAATTAATATTTATATTAAATAATCCGTACTATTCTTATGCCTGTCTATTAGGCGTAATTAAACACACTTATCACTTCTTCCTAGGTTTTTAATTGTTATTTCATAACATCCATTTCCGTCATGATTAAAGTTGGTCAACTCTGAGTCGCAGTGATACCCATCACTATCAAATAGCGGTTCGATTTTAATATCATCAATTGTAATGTCTTTTATTGGTTCTGCGTTTTCGTCTATTTTAAAGCTAATTGAACAACTACGCCTAATAAAATGTATATTCCAAAAGCGTTTTAGTTTCGTGATATTTATTAAATATTTCATAATAGTATTCTTTTTATATTATTGTACGTAATTGGCTAAGCTTGCTATACTATATATCCACACTTGATACATTCGTCGTATTCTAAACCACAATTTTCAAATGGATGAAATACATGTTCGCAATCTTCCATACTCTCAGTGCTCGTTTTAGCTTCGTTCGCTTCGTGCTGCTTTGCTATCCTATTTGCTATAATTTCAGGGCTTGTATGAGTTTCATAAGCTCCATTTGTCATTAGTGTTAAAAATCCTCTCAACAATTTAGCAATGTCCTTTTCATTCATAATTCGCTCACTTTCTTTTAATAATTAATCTTTTAGTTAATTAATAATATAACAGTGTCTATCCCTTAATATCTTAGAGAACAACTATAAATCAATTAAGATAAACAGTTCAGATAGACTTAATAACTATTAAAGGCATCCCATAACCACTAACAACCTTCAATATAGTATTAAGGTCACATGATAAGACTGTTGACTCATTGCATGCTCTTTCGGTTGTTTTGAATAGCTCTATCATTAGTTTTTGGTTTAACCTCGATTTAATCAGGTTCAGAAGAATACTTGTTAACTCCCTATTTGAAACAACAAAAGCCAACCTCAATTTAACGAAGTTGACTTTTATGTTTGTTTCAGAAGTTAGAACGGGCGCACATATTACCACTCTTCCAAATATTTCAATATGTTTTTTTTCTTTATTCATTATGTGCTTATATTTAAACGTGTTCTAATCCGTTTTGTTGGTACAAAGATAGTTAATTTATCCGGAAACAGTATAATATTCATTCGCTTTATCTATCAATTCAATCAATTTGTATAAATTATCAGTTGTTAATTGAATATAAGAGAATTCTTTGGTATCTATTTTTACCGTTTCATCATTAGAAAATTCACAACTCAATAAATCTAATTCAACATCAAATATTTTTGCTTCGCAAATACCTTCTTTTATTTGAAGTTCACCTGTTTTTGGGTGTAATGTTTTTTCAATATCCATGTTATTTAATTTAATAATCTATCTCCTTTTGCTTCTATCATTTCAAAATCATCACCCTCATCAGGGTACTTCATCAGCATCATTTCATCGTGATCTTTTTTGAATGTTTTTTCAGCTCTCGTCACATAAAGTTGAAGCTGATATTTATCTCCGTCATGTTCAATTTGTTGCAATAAGCTAATAGCGGCATCCATATTGTTTTCTGTAATCATCGCAATAGATTTTGAAAACTGTTTTTCACTATTTTTTAGATATTCTTCTTTTGCTTTTTCTTTTTTATTCATCGTTTTAATTTTTAATTAATTTACTTAGGCACTCCAAAGCCTACTAATTCATCATCAAGATTAAATATCTGATAAGTATAACTTCTTTTTGATTGGGCTAGTTTTGTAGCCTCTTCCTGAGTTTTGCACATGATTGTTAACCCCTGTTTAATTAAATCGGTAATCTCTATATTATTAACCGTGAAGAATAGCTGATCTTCTTTTTTTATATAATCACTAACTGGGATATTGTATTTTGCTTGTCTTTCCATATATTCAAGTTTAAGTTTGTGTAAATATAATACTGATTTTTCACATAAAAAATGACATAGATCATGTTTTGAGTTGATGTTGAACGGGGTTTATGCAAATAAAAAAGCCGGCTATCTTAAAAAGAAAAGCCGGCTTAACCCAAATATTAATCTATGAGACAAATACACTTAGCAAAATTACGAAATTTATTTAATATTATCTACTATTTTCCGAGTATCTTCGATCTGTTTTTCCGTGATAAAATTCTGCTTTTCAATTAACCTAATCTTAGTCATGAAAATTTTCATCATATCTCTATAGTACTTTGATGATAATTCATTTTCTTTGATTAATAACTTTTGTTCGTTAATCCATGCCACTAACGATTCTTTATAATCCTTATCTGATTCAGTCATCGGTTTAATTTTTTATTTAAATTTTCATTGTATCTTTTTATAGCAATATTCCCAATAGCTTCAATATGATGATAATAAACTATTTCCTCATCACAAGCTCTTGTTTTTAACGTAGTATACATCGCATTGAAGCTACTGTTATAATCTATTCCCATATCATTTAGCTTATTCTTTGGAATTAAGCACTTATCAATGGTCTTTTTGTAGAATTCTAATGTAATACTACCACTTTTTTCCAAACACTCAGAATTAATATATTTAATATTATCCGTGAATTGCTTTAAAAGAGTACTTCTCAACCTTTTTTTAGCATACCATTTAATTAATCCCATCTTTTCTTTTTATTTGAATTAGCAACTACTATTACTACTATTAATATTAAAGCGGCTAAGATATACTCAGCGGCTTTAAGTCCACAAATTGATTCCATATGTCTATTTTTTTTCTTCTACATCAAAATCATATATTCCACGGTAAACATCCTGATGAATAGTTATGATGTATTCTGGATATTTTTCACCCTCAGCTACTTCTCTGAATTTTTCACTATAGCATAGCCAATTTTGATACTGCCTACCGTAATAAGAATTATCTATTATCAAATCTACAGGTGTCACTAAATTAAATATACCTTTCCTAAATCTAATAGCTTCATCGAAGCGATTAAAATCTAAAGATAATTTAACAATTCCTACTCTTACTTTTTTTAATTCAGTCATAATTAATCCTCTAATTTTTTATAAGCTTTCTTTGCCCATTTTGGCCAGTCGCCTTTGAATGGTTTGTATGTATCATAACTGTCCCCATTTCTATTTCCGTCAGCATGAAATAAAGTTTTGTTTTTAGAGTCGTAAAATCCAGCTACCTGTACAGTATCTTTTTTTTCGGTATAAACCCACGCCCAAACTAACATCTTATCTTCGAGCTTAGGTTTAGTTTTTGGCGTATCGTCTAGCACTAATTCTAATTCTAATTTATCCCATCTATCAACATCGCTATAAGCATCCAATTCATCATCAATTAACTTGCTTACTTGTTTTGGGGTAATGAATAAATTAATTTTCATATTTTTAGTTTTTGGTTTAACTACTTTTTCAATATCTCCTACAATAGAATAACTGTCATTAGTCTTGTTGATTTCGTAATCAATAAAATTAATGCCTGTTTTTCTTTCTATCTCTTTTATTAAATCAATCTTACTTTTGAATGTATCATAATATTTTGCAGATATACTCATAATTATGCGTCTCTTGTTTAGTGCTGGCTTTTCCATTTTAGTTTTTAGTTTAATTAGTTTAACTTCTTTTTCAATATCATTGTATGTAATTCCACATATTAGGTTTAGCCTTCTTTCATCGTGATCGTGATACTTAAACTCATCCTTAACTTTTCGCTTCTCCTCTTTCGACAATTTAGCCTCTTTACGAATCGTTTTGAACGCTTTATTTAGTGCCTCTTTAGCTTCTTTATTGTTTTCGTAGATGCAGCCTTTTACATAAGGAAATCTTATTGAGTGGTCTAGGTCTTTCTTAACCTCTTCACGAATAGCTTTAAACTCAGCATTCTTTTTAATTCTACTTCCAAACATTGAACGCCTAATCTTAGCCCATGTAAATTTAAGCTGAACAAAATCTCTACCATTCATATTGCGGCTAATTACTCTCCTGTCCCATTGTGTTAGGTATGGCTTTTTCATTTTGATTGTTTTTTTAAAATTACTTGTAATTCAATGCCCAGGGGTTCAATCCAGTTATTAAGCTTATCAATATTCGCTAATAATTTACGCTTAAAATTTTTAGGCGAATGTCCATATTTTAAGCAAAAAGCAGTCCAGCTACCGAACTGCTCTTTAATTTGTTTGTCGATCATCTTAAAAATTGTTTAGTATATTTTTTACCTTTTGAACTACATTTTATAAAATTAATAATAGCAATCCGTCTTATTTCAAAAAATGGTAATCCTTGATAAGAAACACCAAATGGGCCAATTAAAACACGAATCCAATTGAACCAATGTTTTACCTCTATTGAATATTTATTATTTGAATAAACAAGCCTAAGCCAATTTTTATGACTTAGAACTATTTGTTTTTTATTTTTCATTACGCAACTACCTTTAAGTCTTTATTTGAAATCATTTCTGACCTTGATACCATCCCTAACATTCTCCAATCCGAATAATCATTTTCTTTACAGTAATCACTAATAGCTTTCATTGAAGTTGCTTTTACTGTTTCCCATTTTCTATTCTTTTTGATTTGATAAGTTTGAGTTGTCATCGCTTTAGTTTTAATGTTTATGTCTTATTGACTCTTCAAATTACGTCATTATTTACGACACTACCAAATATTTATGCACTTATTTTCGTTTTTATTTACGAATAACAAAAACCATCCCTAAAAATAATTATTACTGACGTGCATTTAATTGGCTGAGGTGTCAACTCCAGTGTATAACAACACATTAAAATAATACTAACTACTTAGCTCGTGGTTACTTTGGCGGTTAATTAATCAATTAAAATTATTCATCAAGTTCTCTTTGGTCTGCTTGTAATATATCAAACAAGTCGTTGCCCATTGGATTACCCCATTCTCGTATGTATTCTGTAATTTCATCTAATTCCGATCTAGATTCAATCACTAGTTTGATTTCGATAGGTGCAAACGCCACCACTTTGTCTACCTTTTCTGCTTTCATAATTTTAATTCCTCTCGTTTAAAGTTTTCTACTAAATTTTCGTACTATTTTTAAGCAAAAAGCAGTCCAGCTACCGAACTGCTCTTTAATTTGTTTATTGATCATAAGTATTTTTTTTAATAAGCTATTTCAAAAATGTAAATGTTATCAGATATTTTAGTATATGATAAACATTCTGATTTGTGAAAATGTCCACTGCCAGAATCTAAAGTGCAAACTAAATCTACTCCGTTAGTTTTTTTCGCCTCTTCAATAGCGTCTTCTATATTTTCAGAATTCAATTCCCATGCCCCTAACCCTTCATAATGAACCTCTACAAAAGCATCGTATGCACCGTGAAATCTCATTTCATTAGGAGTATAATCACCTTTTTTAATTGCCTCTTCAATAGCTCTATCGGCCTCTTCCTTTGTTTCGCAATGCGGTTCGAAGTAATTAGGGCTCAAAAAGCCTCCACACGCTGCGCTCCAATTACGCTCTAAATCTTCATCAGGGTGTTCAGTGCATCTAACTGCATAGTAAGTACCAGATTCTATAGTTGTTTTTTCTCTTAAAACTGTTGTATTATTGTTTGCGTTTTTCATAATTGCTTTGTTTTAATTACACTGTAAATATACGTAACTATTTACGAACTACCAAACATTTATGCACTTATTTTCGTTTTTATTTACGTATTTAAAATAATGCTATTTATTACTTATTTTTCAATGACTTTTTCAACTGCTTATAAGTCTCTTTAAGTGAATTTTCAATATCCTTTAATTTAATATCCTTCTCCCCATGGATTTTACCCAGCTTAGCATTAGTATTATACATGATTTTTAAAGCATTATCATATAAATCAGCTGCTCGGTTATTGGCTATGATATTTCTTTTAGCTCTCGATCGTTTGAGAATTTTACGATAATGTTTAGTGGTCATATTTCCACTAGCGAATGTCTTTGCTTCTTTTTCACACTCTTCATATATCGTTTTAAAATTACCCTTAATAGCCTTTAAAATTGTCCTTCTGGTTTTTCTCCACTTGAACCAAAGTATTATTGCTCTGTAAATTGTCATAGTTCTATTTTTTAATTATTTCTGTTTTATAATTCAAACACAGTTTCATGCTTGAAATTCACTAAAGTTTTAATTATTTGCAAATGCGATGCTAGCATACTTACAGAATACTTTACAAGACATTTACCATGACGTCTTTTGTATATTTTTTCCTGAGCCTCTTTCATATCCGATACATCAGGATTCCATCTGAATTGCAATTCATTCTCAATAATTGAAGTGCACAATCCATTTATGTAACTAACCACAGCGCTAATATCTCTCATGTCTTTTCTAAATACATTCCAGTAGTATTCATTTACATCTTTTGCTAAAAAAGCACCTATAACTATTTCTTCCATGTTTTTTTAATTATTTAATTGCGCTCTTTTAAATATCCTTTGAAATACATTCTTTTTGCGCTCATTCCTTAATACATTTCTAAGTAATTCATTGCTATCTTTTAATTGACCATTCACTAATAGTAGTTTAGTAATAGCTTCTTCTTTTGAAAACACTTCCCAAGTATGACTAATATGCTTACCATACGATTCATACATTATTACTCCATTGCCAGCTAATGTTTTTTCAATCTCTCTTAATTTATCGTATTCATCTAAATCAAGTATTACTGTATTTCCTTCTAACATAGTTCTATTTTTTAAATAATTCCTAATTCAATTAATTTTAAATAACAACGTTCAGTTGCTCTTGTGTCCTCAGCAGCATTGTGAGCTGGGAATGATTCTCCAAATAATATATCGTACAATTCAACTAAGCTAGGAGTTTTTGGTTTGTTCGAATCGACTTGTTTTAATCCACAAAATCTATTGGATTTCCACATCGTGCAGATCCGCTTATCTTTTGCTAGTCTATTTTCTAAGAATTCGATATAAATATTAATATCCCTAATTCTCTTTAGGCTAGCTAACCTTAAATAATTAGCAGCTACCATGCTTGTATCAAAATGCACATTGTGGCCTATGATATCACATTCATTAATCAAATCAAACATGAATAATTCCAATATAGTTGCCATATCTTCACCAGATTTCATAGCAAAATCATGAGTAATGCCGTGTATTTTTGTTGATTCTTCTGGAATATCCCAACCATTAGGCTGTATGATGTGATTCTCTATCTTATCAGAGTCGCTTCTTTTCCATGCCAACTGTACGATATACGGGAATTCCATATAGTCAAATCTCCAATTTGAATCGGTAGGAGGTAGTCCGGTTGTTTCCGTGTCGAATACTGTGTAATTATTCATAACGTAATTGATTTAATGTATTCGCTAAATAATTTTTCTTTAGTTATTACCTCATCCTTATATGTGTAGAATTTTTCATTAAATCCAACGACACTAGATAATGTGCAATTATCTCTAATCCATTTAATAAGATGCATAGAATCATCTATAGATGGATAGTGTTCTGGTGTCTTATCTTTCATTATTTCAGGGCGATCTCCAAATGGTATTTTTGGTGGATATTGAGGTATGTGTATATTTTCACTTCTCAATTTATCTAATTTATCAAGGAAATAATGATCTTTAGATTTACATAAAAATCCTTTATACATCTTGCTTTTACTCCAGACATTTGACCAATTAAAATTAAATGCAAAATGAATTACTACTCGGATCAATTGCCCAATTATAACCGCTGCAATTACTAACCATATTAGTGGCATTTCGTTAATCGTATTCATAATCTAATTATTTAGTTTTATTTTTGACTTTCATCTATTTTATTATCACTAACTAATATCAACTTTATGTATAAGCCATTGAAAAAACGGCTCATATATTTTTATTGATATTAATTATAAGCAATCTTAATAAGATCAATACCATTTTCAATCTCAGATACTGGGATGTTTTCAGAATTCATATTCTTAGCAATTTCAGCACATCCATCATACAACGAATCTAAGGTATTATTAAATGCAGTTGCATGCTCTATCTGGTATTCATCACCAGTTACTTTCGCTTTAGCAAGCCTTAATGTTAATTTAAGGGTTTTTAATGGAATTGTATTTCTATCCCATTTTCTAGCAATTGACTTGGATACATTAACAATATCTTTCAATCGTGTTAATATCAATTTACGCTCTTTATTGATAGCTTTTTCTTTTATTCGGTTTTCTCTTTTTTGATTCTTTGCTTTCATAATTATTCTATATTAATTTTAAAATCACCGTAAATTAATGAATATCGTTTTGTCTTGTAGTCGTATTCTAAATGCAAACTCCCTCCATTGCCATTGTGATTAAAAAGGCAGGGGCTCGATGCTTTATTAATATTATCTGCTCTGATTGGTGGTTTATTCACACACTCTTTAAAGCTTTTTAATTCTTTCTGTAATTGATCTATCCGTATTGCCATGTTAATCTGTATTTATTTGTTAATATTTGTACTAAATCTATTTTTTATTTTTAAGTAATTCCGTATCCAAATAACAAACATAGCCATTGCATATCTTGACTACCGGCTCAGTTTTATCACTCCTTTCCTCAGCAACTCTGAACCATTTCCGTATTGCCGCTGGTGATTTATTTAAATACTTGGCTACCTTTTCGGGATTCCCAATTTTTGATTTATTTTCTTTAATTATTGTCAGTGCGTACATTGTTTTAATCAATTAAATTTATTTCTCTACTGGTATTTTTCTACTCATTAGCTGAATAAACCAAAACCCTGCCCCGAGCAAGGTAGTGCTTATGCTACCACAGCAAATATATCCATCTTTAGAAGCTTTATTCAAACTTTCCTCAAAGGTCTTTTTATCGCCTTCCACTAATTTATAATCCGTTTTGTAATCCATAATTTTAATTCCTCTCGTTTATAATTTCTACTAAATTTCTCGTACTATTCTTATTAAAAATCAGTACAAAAAAATACTAGTCTTTCCTAGCAGTCATACTGTTTGCATCACCAGACATGTTCTGCAAGGAATCGAACCTTGCGACTTACTTACCACAACCTCAGTAAACGAGCCGTGTTGAACGGCATTCGTGCGGTTTAAAGAATCGAACTTTAGCTAACCATTAACCGCATTTTAACATATACACAACAATAAATAAAAAACATTAAAACGATTTTTTTATTAAAACCGTTATTTTTAATTCAATTCAAAGATAAACTATATTATTTACAATTACAACTAAAAGTTATGTTTTTCGTCTGTTTTCTTTACTTATTGGATTTCAGCGAACACCATTCACCCTTTTTTAAAAAAATAAATTCTACCAGCAATTTAGACAATAAATCCTAACTTCTCTTGTTTTTGGACCAAACAACCCGCTGCAACCCACTATCCATAGGGGGTCGGTAAAAGCATTTTTACAAAAACGTTCAGCTTTGTTTTTCAGAAACGATGAAAGGAGAAACTAAACAAAACGCAAAAGTTTTATTTCAAAAACGATAAAATAAAAAACTGAGAAAAATAAAAAAGATAAATTTGAAAAGTACCAAAACATTTTTTCAGCAAAAAATAATTTCGTGTGTTTCAAAAAGTACCAAAGTTTTTTTTCAGTAAAAAGAAAAAAGTTTTATTTCAAAAATGACAAACGCTGAAATTGAAAAAAAAGTTTTTTGTATTTGTTCAAAAGTTCAAAACTATTTTCTCAACAAAAAAGTTTGAATATTTTGGATTTAGTACCTCTACAACCCCCTGTTTATAGGGTGTAAATATTGTGTTTTTCAAAAAAACTTTGACGACAGGAATAATTGAGATAAATCGAGAAAACTATTTTTGAGCTTCTGGGAAATAAGAAAATAAAAAGAAGTTGGGATTTGTTAGAAGAATTGCTGGGAGATTTATAAAATCATTCTATTTCCTTCTTATCGAATAAGTACTGGTAGTTTCGCCTTAGAATAAACGCACCACACGCAATTGAGTCCGGTGCATCGTCTTTCTTTTCCTGTCCGTTTCTAAGGATGTTATGAATTTGCTTCATGAACTTACCGTATGGTGAATGTGGATTGTATTCTTTTTTAAATCTAAAGTTTTCCTTTACGAATCCTTCTTGTGCCAACATCCTTACTACTTTATTAGTAGTATTATTTACTGCATAGATAGAGGTTTTTGTATGCTGTCTTACGTCTCTAATAAACAAAGCCCCTGCATTATTGCTTTCAATAAACATCATATCCGGCTTGAATCGTTCATCAAATGCTAATAATTGTGGCTCTACCAATGTTAAATTATCTTGTGTGAATATAACATCTTCAACATATACTATCCCTTCTGACACTATCAATACTGGTGCTGAATGATGATCTATGCCCTCATCGGCTGGGTCTGAAATAATTAAACATAAATCTCTTTTTTCCGGCAGGACATCGTATGTTTTTAATTCTGCTTTAGGCCATATTAAACCCTCTAGCGGCTGCGGATCTTGCATGTATTGACGTTCAAACACGGTAGGGTTTAAACGCCTCATTTTCATGAGTTCTTTAATATTATGCTTAAATTCCCATAGTGCTGATCCATCCGGTTTAATTACAGGCAATGATATTACAGTCCATGTATCAGGGTCGTTTTCTATTAAATAACCGCTTAAATCTTCCGGATGAAGTCTTTGCATAATGATAATGATAGGCGTTTTTCGACTGTTAACACGGTTTGAAATAGTAGAATCAAATTTATGATTAATCCGATCTCTCTTTAATGTACTATCTGCATCATCTGGTTTTATTGGGTCATCGATTATTATTGCACCTCCAAAACCTTCCTTACATTCAATATCGGTTAAAAATTCGTCTAATCCTGCTTCCTCTTCTAAATCAACCCTTCCTGCTCCAAATCCAGTAACTTGACCACTTGCGCTAGTAGCATAAACACCTCCACCTTCTGTAGTATACCATTTCTTCTTAGCTTTTGAATCTTTCTTTATTTGAACTTCGGGGAACAACTCTTGGTATTCATCACTTAAAACAATATCTTTTATTTCCTCTGAATTATCGAGGGCTAAATCATCCGAATAAGAAAGGTGTATGAATTTAGATGAAGGATTTAAGGCTAAACAATGAGCTACCATGTTTTTTACAGCTAACTCCGTCTTTCCGTACCTTGGAGCGATGTTGAATATTACCCTTGTTAATTCGCCCCTTATTACTCTTTCTAAAACATTAGCTATTATTTCGAGATGTTCATTTACTATAAATTTTCTTCCGAATCTTTCTCTAAATAAATATCTAGTCTGCCATAATAGTGACTCCTTGCACTTATAACGGAATACTGACTTTTCATGCTCTGAAAGACTCATTAGATATCCTTTTCTTTTTTATCGGCTATTACTTTGGCTATCTCTGGTGTCAGTTCTTTAGGTGACATACTGCGATCTGTGGACATGTGGTCGTACTTTGCTGGAGCGTCAATGCCTATCGTTAATTTAATCTCTTTTACTACCTGTAACGCCCCTTTGTAATCTTGTATTTTAATACTTTTTGCATATAAATCTTCCAGTCTAGCTAGCGTCCTTCCCTTCTCTATTTCAACATCATTTTCGAAATTAAAATATGATTTTTTTACTTTTCTTATATATGTATCAATAGTCCTATGTTTACCTATTTCGCTTTCGGTGTTGAATACATCTTCGTCAGTCCATTTTTTTGTAAAAAATTGAATAATATCTTTTCTTTGTTTAGATGCGTTTATCATGAAATTATAAACCTCCCTAACCCGCTCATATACAACTATTCCAGATGCTTTTTTCATTTTACTTTTTTATTATTTCTTCCATCCATTTTTTATGAAATATAAACAACTCTTTATTTTCTGTAATTGTGAAATTTTCTATTCTTTGATTATTTGAATAATTAGCACTCGCCTCTATTGATATATAAAAATCTTTAGTTTTAATACATGTGATTTTAGCATGTAGCATATGGTGTACTTTAAGATTTATTTTATTATCAATTGCTAATTCGGCTAATTGCGCATATAAATGATTTTTTCTTGTTTTTAACGATTTATCAAAGTATAAATTAACGGTACATTTAATAGATTTTATAAAATCAATAAAGTCTTGATTTAATGACCATGTAGTAATGTTTAATTCAAGTGGACTCAGTTCACATAGTAGCTTTAATAATTCAATACTTCCAAAATTGTCTGAACTTATTAAATGTATTGATTTATCCTTTTCTATTTTTGGTAACACTTCTTTTAATGAATCGAATCTATTTACTAATTTTTGTTCGTGTTTTAATTTTGTTGCAAAACTTCTGCCCTTTATTTTTTCGGTTGAATTCAACTCTTTTTCTTCAAATAAATATCCAAATTCACTCATTATATTAATCTTTAATCATGTACAAATATACAAAAAAACCCCAACTAATTAAAGAAGGGGTTATAATCCTCGTAGACTGTCGAGGAACTACAAGGATTTAGCTATATTTAAAGTTTCTTTAAATCCTAGAATCTTAACAAAGTTATACCCCACGTGCCCTACTATTTGATTTGCTTTATCATGCCATTCGGATTGATCTACACTGTTTTTCAAATTCAAAACTAACCCTTTTATTAATTCTGTTTTTTCTCTCGCTACTTTATTTGCTGCAATCATAGCTTGTTCAAGCTTCACAACATTGACGAGTGATTTAACTACATTTAGCGTTTTGCGCTTTTTAGTGTTTAATTCAATTGTTTTTTCTATTTTTTTGATAGCTTTTTTAAATGAACTAACCTTAATTTCTTTGGCGTTAAATTCAAAATATTTTGAAGTTGTTCTCTTTGTGATTACATTCATACGGAATTTAAATGGTATAAATATATTAATAGTATTACTAGTAATAGTGCAATAAACGTTTTCATAAGTTTCTGGGCTTGTTTTCGTTCTCCTTCCCTTACCTATAGAATCAAATACAGTTACCGACTTCGCTTTGTAGAATTTAATTGTTTTAGTTGAAGTTTTCATAATACGACAGTTTTTAGTTTATATTAAAATTTTACTGAATTTATAACTTTTTGCACTTCTGATAATTCACCAGAAGACATGAATTTATTTGCTATTTTGATTTTGTTTAATTTGAATGTGCGAACTAGGAATTTAATATCATATTCACAAGCGTCAACCTTTGCCCAGTTGAAGTTTTGGCAATGCTGAACAAATGAATACGCTTTTAATTCTAATAAACTTTGAGGAGTTGCAATTTCGTTACCTTCTTCAATTTTATAGATAGCTGCAAAAAATTTATTTCCATTTGCATTTATATAATCTACTTTTTCAGATGTAATAAAAGGTAATGTGGTGGTAGTGTCATTTACTAAATAATCAACATCATTTGTAAATCTATCGCTTCCTAGGTTTCTTAAAGCTTGTCCTCCGATTAGTGTTTTCTTTTCCATTTCGACAGTTTTTGTTGTTTTTAATTATAATTAAAGATAATCATAATCAATGACATAGACAAATATTAATGTTAAATAGAGTGATTGTTTTCATATTAATAGTTAGTTTATAATGAGTCTAAATAGCAGTTGTTTAAATCAACATTTAATTCTGTATTATAAATTTTGTCCATGTTGATATTTTATTTATATTTGCAGTGGATGAATGCCGTATGTGGTTTTTCGTGAATCTTCGTAGCGGCATTCGATTTTTATAACCCTTCCTGTAATTCTTTAATTGATTTCTTTTTAAAAGCCAGTGTGGCTTATCTTTGGGCATTTTTTACATTCGTATACCTTTTCAGTATAAACACGCTCGTAGTCGTGAGTGCATCCCCCCCCTCTTTTGTCATTTGCTTTTTAGTTTTGTGTTTAAAATAGCATTCTTGGTTCACGTAGTTGCATGTGCCCATCTGTTCTACTTTTTATACCCATAGGTTTTTCAGCAAATAATATTTTATTTTGTTGCTTAGTTGTTTTGGGTTGTTTTGCTCTTGCTCTCTTATTCATAATTTCTAAGTTGTTAATTAATATTTTACAGTATTTTAAAAATAATGCTGTTAAGCTGCAATGGTGGTCTTAGGTTTATTTAACTATCCTGCACCTTCGAGGGTTAGTCCCCTTCGCTATCTCAGCACTATTCTTATAATAACGTTGTTAATTAATTACCACGAATCGTACAGCAATTTATAAAAATAATAGCCGTTGTATGCAATTCCTAGGCTAATTATTAATAAGGTAAGTGTCTACTTGCTGTTCAATTGTAATACTATCCTTATCTTTCATGATTTCTGTTAAAAAGTGAATTAGCCTTTCCCGCTCATTACTCGTTTTAGCTCCGTTAGCTTCTTCACAATCAATCATTACCTCTCTAATTATTCTTATCACATCATCAAATTCCACGTATTTTCTAGTGTTAAATATACTATTGGTATTAGTGCAATCTTTTATTTTTCCTGCAATGTAATCTTCTGGTTTTTTCATTTCGATCTCTTGTTAGTTTAATAATTTAATTCAGTACTCGTTTCATCATTCGTTTGCCACCGCTACTAAAATCGTACAATAATTTATAAAAATAAGCGACTCGCAGGGTTATTCTTATATATGCCTAGTAGCTTTCCGACCTGCGGAGTATTTGTTCTCGCCAAATGGGCAGCCGCCTATTCTTATAATAACATTAGTTAACAATTACAATTCGGACATTTTACCTCTTTATTGCAGTTTTTAATAGCTGCATCTAATTGTGTATTACTTTCAATTAGCATTTGTGTTAATTCCTTTTTTGTAAATTTCATATACATTTCCACTTTTTCATCGTGGCTTTGTTCGATAATCTGTGTCATTATAAGTTATTTTTTAATGTATAGTAAATATAGTTATTTAATTATTACTATTTCTTCCACGGGTTACCTTTAATTTTAACCAAATCGTCAAATAATTTTTTATAGTGATTCTTCCAATGGTCTAAATTAAATTTATCCATTTTGCAAATATTATGTTTTTGGATATTTAACATGTCTATTTTCTTTTGACCATGTTCTGATATTAACCATTCCTTCATAACATCAGGCCTACCACCTGCGTAAATGTTTTCTTGATGGCTTTGAGGTGCTAAGTTTTCAAAATTAAAAGCAACCGCAAAGTTTGTTTTACTTCCATCGTAAACCTTATGGAAATGTCCACAATGCGCTTTAGAGCTATTTATAGGCATATAAACGCCAGATGTGGCACATTGCACTATATGATCATCATTAGCGTAATATAACAGGATGTAACGGCTACAATATTTCCAAGCCATTGAACTATAAAATTGTTTTGCTTTCATACTCTTGAATTAAAGGTAAATAATTTATAAATAAGTTTACTCATTAGCTTCTCTTAATTGTTTAGTTGTTGGATTATTATTCTTACGGTGGCCATTGAGACAAACCATGCATAAAGGGATAAGATTATCTGGATGATCCGTTCCGTTTTGGCTCTTGTGGGTAATGTGATGTAGGTTACCTGCTAATTTTCCACATATCTTACATAACAGCGCATCGCATATATCTAAGTTGTGGTATCTGTAATAATTGTGTTTGTAATTCATATCAATAAGTTGTACGCAATTCCTAGTTTGCCTCTATAAAATCGCACTGTTCATTCATACACCAGCTTTTTGATCCATCACCAGTTATTTTATTACATCCACACTTAGGGCAAACTACGCTCTTAGTACTTGTCTTAACCTTTTTACCTACAAACTCCTGTAATTTAGCTATTACCTGTTTTGCTTGATCTTTATCTATAAATATACATTCGTACTTTTTATCAGTCTTTATGTATACTTCCATGAGTTCGTGCATTTGTCGAACTCCTAATGTTTGCGTTAAATCTGCTTTTATCTGTAATTCCATCGCTCCAGTATTTAAAGTTAATAATTAATCATTTTTAAATGTGTTTTTTTCTCCATTCAACATGCAAATAAATTGCTTTAGTTTATTTTGATCTTTACTATTCCACTTAGCAACCATTTTTGCAGCATCATTAATAAACTGAAATGCTTTGTTATCTATAGTGATAGTGGCTTGCTCTATTTTCTTCGTTCTATTCCTTATGTGTATTTCTATCATAAGCTTTTTCTTTCCCAGATTTCTTCTGATTCTCTTTGTATTAATTCCCATTTGCTCGGAAATATTACCTGTATTCCAGTATGTGAAAATGAGGCGGCCAGAACTTCTAATATACCATTTATTTTCTTAGTAGTCAAATCTGTAGTAGATTCTATTCCATAAAGTGTTTTTTGTATCGGCTTCCAGAGTTGTTCTTTAAATACAATGCCGGTATATGGTAATGTGAATACTAATCCATTAATTTCAATAGTACAATCAATACCTAAGTTGTTTAATTGATCGGCTATGTTTGTAAAAAAAAGATGAAGAGATCGGTTTTGTAAATTAGTTCTTTTTTCTTCAAGTTTAAGTGCGTCTTTTAATAAATAAACTAACTCCTCTTTCTTTTTTCTTAGCATTTTATCATGCCAGTATTTATCGTATTTCATATTTTTAATATTTAGTTGTAAATTATTCGCATCTATCTATTCACTCAACCTTAATGCTATATAAATCATTTGTCACAAATAGGGTTTTCCAGCTTTAAAAGGTCGTCTTTTAGTTTCTTTATTTTTCGTTGTTTTAAATCCTCTTTATTTTCATCATAGTAACGATTTAAAATATCCCGATAATCGTTGTGTATTTTACCAGCGTTTTCTAAACTAAAATACAAAGCATTATTATGCGAATCTATAAATTTCGGGTTGTAAGTCATAAGTTCTAAAAAGAATTTTTGAAAAAACTCTGTCGGATAGTCTCCACCAAAAATACAAGCTCCAGTAGGGTATTCTAAACAAAGTAAGGTTTCGTTTTTTGGCTGTGTTCCATCTTCCGACCAACTTATAGACCTTCGTTCTCCATCCCAAAATCCAATATACATACTTTCCATTAATTGTTGATAATCGGTACTATATATTCCCTTTGGGTCTAAATCAAATCCATATTTTTCAACCAATTCAACACCAAATAAATGGTTTTTAGCTTTGCTTTCTAAATCACTAACATCAAATACAATATCATCTTTATATTTGTTTAGTGCTTTCAGTATTTCTTTGTACGCTTTTTTTGTATTTTCCATAATTCTATATTTTATTTATTTCATATTTTTAATATTTAGTTATAAACAAGGTGGTTTAGGTAATTCAGCCCAATATTTAATCGGGTTCGTATTTTGAATATCACCCATCCCCACTATTAACCATCGTTCATTTCCTATCCGTGAGTAGTTCGCCTTAAATACTGCATTATTTTCTAAACAAATCATGTAATCCCCCCAGCTTTCTTCGGGTAAGCGTTCGTTAATTGCCACCCAATTTACACCACTAAGCAAACCCAAATTTTTAGGCTTGATCTTTTCACCCTCGCTCGCATCGTTGTAATTTTCAACCGTTTTATTACAAACTTTTATTAAATAATCCATTTCACTTTTTAGCAAAATAACCCCATAAGTGTCATACATGTAATCAAAAAGTTCTTGATAAGCGTCTATGTGTTTTTGTGTTTCCATAATTCTAGTTTTTATTTAATATCTAATGCCGCCCCAGTGGATTATCTTACCTTCAAATGGCGAATATTTATCAAACCAACCCCAAAAATCATCAATACAATCAAATCCATCATTCTCAGAAAGTAATTCTATAGTAGTTTCATTAATTAATCGATCATCAACATAAATTGATCTGTCGATTATTTCTATTTTTTGAGTACTCACACACACACCCTCTTTAAAACAATTATAATTACTAGTTCGAGAGCCATTACTAAAGTGTATTTTATTTCCTGCTTTCCACCTATTAGATGAATCGTTTCTTATAGTATGTAGTTTTATACCTTTTTTAATTTTATCCTTAAAGTTAGTATTTCTACTCTTACCATCTACTGTAAATCCTTTTAAAAAATTTAGTACCATAATTATAGTTTTTATTTTATACTTCACTTAATTCTAAATGCAGATTATCGAATGTTTGCCATACTTTTAGTCTATTTTCATAAAGAGGGCTCATGCCACTTACTTCATTCATTTCATTCCAAGCTGCATCTTTTAGTTTGCCTATTTTCTTTCGTAGTCTCTCTTGATCTTTCCAAGATGATAAGTTCTTGTTTGCCATCGTGTGTTTTTAGTGATTCTAGTTTTTATTTAATTCTGTAATCTTCATCGTTTAAGGTTATTATATTACAAGAGTGCATCAATCTTGAATAAACACGATCTCCATAGGTTTTCAGAATATCATTTGAATCTAAATTACTTGTGAAATGAGTTATTAAATTCTTTGAATATCTATTTTCTATTATTTCTTCAATAACATTAACACTTTCACCATAGTATTTTGAAACAAGATTTTCAGATCCCAAATCATCAATACATAAATTGCCCATGGAACTATATTTTGTAATTATTTCAAATCCTTTTTCACTAAATCGAGCACCAATAACTTTTGCTGAAATAATCTTAAACTTAAAATGTGCTAATTGGCCATCACGAATATAAATAATATCATCAACAGAAATGAAATCGTTTAAAATGTCCATGGTTATAGTTTTCCCTGATCCCGTTTGCCCTATTAATCCTATACCCTTGTTTAAATCATAAATACATTCTTCGTGAGCAAAAGCATATTTAATTAATTCAGACCAAACCTTTTTAGCATCTTCACCAACTTTTACTGAGCCAATGTATTTTTTAGCAATACCTAACCAAACTTCTTTAGCTACTTTCTCGGAGTATTCGCCTTTTTTACGCTGAATACCCTTACTAATTTTTATATCATCGAGTATTTTTTTTATTTTCTCCATTTGTCATTTACTTTTTTAGGGTCAAATTTTTGAGATGTTGTATTATTATCTTTTAGCCAATCTGAATTAAATCCTTTCCAATCTTTCTCAACTGCTATTTTAATACATTCATTTGCGCTTAATCCACTTTTTTTAATTTGATTTTCTATGTTTTGAAAAGAGGTTATAGTATCTTTTGCTTTTTTAAGCTTCCTAACCTTTATCCAATCTTCGATAACTTGTTTATCAACTCCTAATTTTAATAATTCACTTTTAAAACTAAATATATACACGGGCGGTTTTTCGCCATTTATTTTTTCTTTATCTTTATCCTTATCATTTTCTTTATCCTTATCCTTATCTTTATAGCTAGGGTTTTGCTCTAGCTCGGCTTTAGCATTGCTAGACTTTCGCTTACCCCCCTTTGATCCCGCTTTCTGTCTGCGCTTGCGCTGTTCTGAAAGCATATCAAATTGTTCGTCTAAGAAACTTATTTTAACATATTCTTCATTTTCAGCAAATTGAATTATGCCTAAATTAACAAGCTCTTGTACTAAATTATTATCATTGCTATAGCGTTTATGTAGCATTGCTGTAGTTATGCTACAATCTTTAACCCAATAATAAGAGCATATATCTATAAATATACCTCTAAGCTCAAATCTTTCTAGGCTTATGTCTCCATTCTGCCATTCTTGTGGCGTGAATCTGAAATAAGGTAGTTCTTTTGCCATACTTAAAATGTATTTTGTTTTGATTCGATAAACTCTATAACCTCTTTATATTTTGATGTATCGAGACATAAGAATAAATCCATAATACTTATAAGTTTACTAAATTCATATGAATAAAAAAGCCTATGATTAGTGAGTATCTTTTTTAATAGTTTATTATTTTTATGGTAATTTTCATGACATACATTACATAGTAAGCTTAAATCATCAACAGTATACTCCCACGGTTCTTTTGAATAATCGTACTTATCATGATGAACATGAATAGACTCAGCGCATCCACACCCAAAACAATTACAGCCATCATAGTGTTTAATGGCTTTATCCCTTAACTCTATCCATCTTGGGTCTTTTAGTTTACTAGCGTAAGACATTTTTTAAATTTTAAATGATTATTTAATCTTTTCCTAAACAATATTTTGGCTTCATCAAGTTCATAATCGCAAAGAAAGCCACTCCAATTTTTAATAAGCTTATCGTAGATAAACTCTATTTCATTTGAATTAAGGTCTTTTAAATTCTTATTGCACTCCATGACGTAATCAAGTCTTATTATATCATTTTTATATTCTTTTATGAATTTACCCGCCCTCATACTCCATTCGTACGTTTCTGTCGGTTCTAATTCTTTTATTCTAACCTCCCAATTATTAAATCTTTCCTGAACTAATATTAATTGTTTGGCTCTATTTTCATAATCACAACTATGATCGTGAAATAACATATCATAATACATTTGCATAGTTTAAAATTTTAACACTATTAAACATTAAAAAACTTATTCATCTACTAAAATAAGTTGATAATTACCTATTTTTTTACCTTTTAATTTACCTCGCTTTAATCGCTGGTAAACATTTTGTACGCTTATACTCTTTTTGGTAGCGTAGTCTTTTACTGGTATGTATTTTTCGTTTTCCATTTAAAATATTAACAAGTTAATTTAAAAAAGTAGCTGGCAACTTCACCAGCTTTATTAAAAATGACCAAGGAAATCCTTGAAATGTTTGTTTAGATTGCTGCAACAATACTAAACATTGAGTAATCTTGCTCTTCGAATGCAATCTTTAGACTTCAAATATAAGAATAATATTCGATATATTACCAATTATTAATGATTTTATTTACCTACTATTTAAATACCTGTATCGCATTATAGTTAACTCCTCTTCTGAAATATTAAGTCCTACTATTGGACACTCAGGAACTCTAAACTTACCACTTTCAAGCCTTATTGCTTCCATTGGCTGTCCTCCTTTAATTGGTATTACAGGTGAGTATCCTATATCCAGATCAACTAACTCTAAATCTTCTTTTGTAATTCCTTCTTTCAGGAGTATATCCCATTTTAATTTGTATAAATCCATGTGTTTTTCTATTTGTAAATCATTGTGATATTTTTTAACATTTTACAACTTTATACATAAGCCATTGAAAAAAACGGCTCATATAAATGTACTATAAAACATAAAATTATTCGCACTCTTCCAATTCATCCAAATTCCCATCTGCTATATAAGCGCATGCGCCATCTTCATTTATACTTACCGAAGAAATAAAGCCACAATCAATTGCACATCTAACATCGTCACCATCATAGTAATATTGCTCAAACTCTGTGTCATTCTCCTCCCCGCATGTGGTAGTTACTATTAAACCATCTCCGCAATTTGGGCAGCTATCGCCTGTAAATATTTTCTCTATTTTTGCCATAATAATTTAACGATTTTACAACAACAAATAAAGCAAATAGCCCGTTGTTGCGTTAGTATTTCATAGTCACTTTTTAGGCGGGCTACATTGCCTTATTTTCGACCGTTGTAAACTATTAAACCAGTAAATGTTTGCGTTATCGTTTCGATTAAGCTTTTATTTTTAGTCTGCATTAGAATAAAGTATTAGATTCTTTTTTACAATCACTTTCGTTTATCATTCTAAACACGCCCTTTTTAATGCGTTTTAACGTACCGTTTTTAACCATACTACTCAATATACCACCTAAGTGTTTTTTGTTGTTGTGGTGGTACGAAAACGGCATATTTTCCAATATCTCGCCTATGGTTGCATGTTCAACTTTCGATAAGTAGGCTTTTATTAGGTTTTGTTTCTCACTCATTTTGCAATTCGTTTATTGTCTACAATATTATGCTTATCAAAATTAGGATTGTGAATTCCAAAATTACAAGGATTCTCTAACCCGCATTCGATTAACTCTATTTTACTTGGCTCTTCGTTTTTTAACAAAGCTTCTTTTGCCGCTTTCACTTGGTTTAAGTGACTCGTTGGGCTGCTACTATTTACTTTATCGTTCATAGATTTTTTTTTAAATATTCTAAACCGGATAGTTTATTTCGTTCAATTCCCTTGATTAATTTCTTTTTTCTTCCAAAACAATTACAGCGATCAAATAAAATCCTTGCTCTTGATGTGCTAAGTTTAGGCTGTGGATTTATTATGTGATAATTCGCCCAGTACATTTCGAAGTTGAAAGCTGTAATTGTCATTTTTATAGATTTTTAATTTGTTCAATTCTTGCTATAATCTTACTACTGGCTGCCAAAAATCATAAGACATATTCCACTTATCTTCCTGTAAGCATCTTGTAAATGCATCCAGAGCATTAGTGTACTTGGATTCCCAACTAATTAACTTTTCTTTCCCAGCTTCGCAAACTGTAATATTGCAACCTTCATCAATATAAACAATATAATGTAGGTTTGATCTATTAGCCTTGGAATAAATTACACCTTGCAAATCATAGTTCATTCTTTCAATGTCCCATTTTACTTTTTGATATGATGCATCGGCTACCTTTTTTAAATCAACGGTGTATTTTTCTCTGGCATGGTCTATTTTACCTCTAAATTTATAATCACCATCTTCGTATTCGAAGTCCTTTTCATTTTCACCACCGCCAAACAAAAGAGTTTTACAAATGCTATGATTTTGCAAGGCAATTATCATTAGTTGATAGATGTCATATTCATCCTTTTTAATTAACTCCTTACCTGAATTTTTAGCAAGTTCACCAGCTTTCCATTCTTTGTAGATTTTAGTAATTCTTGGATTACCCCCACCTATCTCAATTACTTTTGCAGTATCGTCTAAAACAAAGTATTTTTCTTTGAATTTATCAAGCTCTAATATAGCCATATGAAAACGTTTACCCTTTTCCATAGCCTCTGTAGTCTCTTTATCCATTACATACTTATAGTAATGTCGTGGAGATTTTAGAAAGGCTGATAAAGCTGAATAACTCAATGCCTTTTCACCGTTAAATATTCTTTGTATTATTTCTTGAAAATCAGTCATGATTATTTATTTAGGATTATTCTGCTAAATCTTTTTTAAGCATCTCTTGTACTTCCTTACTTATTTTATAATGGTTGAGTAAATCCGAAGTTTTTAAGCCTTTTTCTCTAGCTCCTTTTACTACTTTAGTATAAACAACTAATAATGTGCCATCCTTACTAGTTCTATTTAGCCACGGCTTTTCGGGTTCATCGTCTTTTTTAGTTTTTTTCTCTGGAGTTCCATTATTTCCATCGTCATCCTCGGCCTGTAAACTCAATAAACTTTGTAATGTATACCTACGATAATAAGTAATAGCTGAACCAAGTTTTTGAGGATCATTCAAGGATGGTAATTCAATAAATGATGATATTATCTCTCCGCTTTCTATATGATAGATATTGGAATATACTATATTGTCTTGTATAGGTTGTAATACCACTAACCCATGCTTTTCCAATACTGGCTCAACATGCTGTAATAATTGATTAATATCAAAATACATTGACTTAAAGAACGGATTTTCACTATCTTTTGATATTTTACCGATTTCTTTTTTTGCTTCCGAAATTGCTTTTATTACTAGTTTCATATTCGTTATTTTTTAATTACTATTACTATTTATGTTTACTTAGTACCTGCTCGATCTCTTCTATTAGAATGTTTTTTTCAGCCCATTGAAATAGTTCGTTTGGTGTAATTTTCAACTCTTCACATATGGGGACTACATAGCTAAGTGTTTTATCTTTATTTTTACCATGATATAATCTGCCCATTAATTGCGAGCGGTTTTTGATTTTTGCATCATGAAATAACTTTGCCTTGACTCTCATTTTTAAAACTTCTAATTTCTCTCCTGATCTTTTAATCGAAAGAGCAAAAGCATCTTTAATATATTCCATTTATTTAATATTTAATTTTACATTCTTCACACATCTTCCATTCTGAATGAGCAATACCATTTTTGAATGCTTCAATATCTAATATTTCACCGCCACATTTTTCACAGTTGCCTATTGTTTCGAGCCTTACTTGGTTAAGATACAATACTACTGCCATGTTTCTTGCTTTAAACGCTTCGTAACACACTTCAAAAGCTTTGTATTTTGTAGCTTCCTCGATAAAAAACATAAGTTTTTCGCTGTTATCTTGCGGCTCGAATTCGACTCCGTTTTTTTTACAAAAGTCGTTAAGTAACTCTATCACTTCTTTAGACTCTTTATTTAATTCTAGGGCTATTGATTCAATAAATGAATCATTCTTTATTATTACTTCCATTTTGTTATATTTTAATTGCTTGTTAAATATAGTTATTATATTTTAATTTCTAGCTGTTTTATGTAATTAATTAACGCATCCTTATTCTTTTTTTCCAATTTAATGTATTCTTTCATATCGAATACAATATCAAAATCGGATATTAACAGATCGGTTTGCTTTTCGCCTACTTTCCAGCATGAAGTCGGAAACAGATGTATGCCTGAAAATCTATGTCCGTATATTTTTAATACTTTTAAACGGATTTCGCTGTTTAATTTGTTTGTTACTTCAAGGCTCATGATTTGTATTTATTTGGTTGTAGTGCAATGCTATATGAATTCTATACTATCTGGCGTAAATGGTTCAATTCTTCCTGCACTTTTCATGCATTTGTAACAGTACATATAGTTAAGGCTATCACAACTAATATTAGTTTTTACTTCCTCATCTGTCAACTTTACTCCACATAAAGCACAGTATGCAGCACTACTTAATTCACTTCCTCTAATTGGCTTCATAATTTAAGATTTTTATAATAGATTTATTCAAAAATAAAAGCTGCAATATTTATTATAGTAAGATACCAAGCAATTGCATTAAATATGAATAGGAACACACAGGCAAGTATCATTTTGATATGTTCTTGGATTACCCAGTTTTTTGATTTATTACAACTAAAAACCTCTTTGCCTATCTGGTCGAAGCTCTCTTCATAATGCCCAATGGCATAAAAAAAGCTAACGTAAAGTATTGCCGATACTACTGCAATTACTTGATAGATGAACTTAAATAATTTTCTCATAATTTAAGTTTTTTAGTTATTATTTAATCGTTCTAATTCTTTTTTCAACCTATTAAATTCTTTTTGCTTTTCTCTTTTAAGTACAGTTTTTTTATACTTAATCACATGCGGTTTAATTTGCTTCCAGCCGGCCATGCGTTCTTTCTGAGTTTTGAACCTCATGAACTCAGTACTATTATTGACAAGGAAATAACTATCATAAAAATCAAAATTTCCTTTAGGGTCGTTAGCTATCCATAAATTAAAATGATATTTACCATCAATAATTATTTCAGCCGTATGAGCTCCACTACTTACGAATTCAAAACTACCATCGATTACCTTTTGTTTAAAATAATTTCCAATTTCTTTTAATTTTTCATCTATTTCCATCGTTTTAAGTTTTTAAGTTATTTTTTAATTTTACCACCAAAGCCTCGTATTTATTTCAGTACGAGGCTTTGATTCTTATATTTTAATTAATAATTCATTTTAAACTTCTCCTTTCTTTTAGTTACTAACCGAATACGGTATTTCTTTCACCCAGAAACCCCACTAATCGGAACTAGTGGGGTTAAGTCCGCAGAATTTGCGAAACTGCGGGTTATTTAATTACATAATAATCATCTGATCTTAAAAACTGCTTCCAATCGTTCTCGCTGTTCATTTCTTCTGATTCAAATTTTTCCTGACTCATACTTACAGTCCTGTACTTTGCGAATAATTTACCATCGATATATTTTCTGATGGTAAATGTTCTCCTACTTTGGTTAGCTGTTACTTTGATTGTTTCCGTTGAATTTCTCATCTTGCAAATTTTTAAATTATTTTTTAATTACAGTATAAAGATAAGTATTATTTTTTAATAAAACAAAGAAGTATACGTTTATTTTTTAATTTAATTCTTAGGCATAAAAAAAAAGGCTGCTTTTTCGGAGTTAGCAACCTTTTTCAAATATAGTAATTAAAAAATAACATGTCAAAGATAAGGTTTATTTCTTATTTAAACGCAAAAAAGGTCTAACTATTATAGCCAGACCCTTAAACGATGAAGAAAATTCTTTATTTCTTTTTCATTCCAATTAATTTTTTAATGATGCCCCAAAACTTAATAGCTTCATTAATTACGTCCATCACTTCTTTTGCAAAGCTTAAAAGCTCTTTTTCTGTCCGCTCTCCATCGGCATTAATTTCTTCCCACTTATCCCTAGCTTCTTGAACTTCCTTGATAATGTTTCTTAAAACTGCAATTAGTCCTAATGAGAATACCCCTGTAATTATTGTTAATATTAATTGTACTTTTTCCATAATTCTATTTTTTTTACGTGTGAATGTTATTCATAATTTATCGAATCAATCCGTTTTAGCCAACCTTTTAAAAATTTATAGTTCATCCCTTTTTTAGAAATCTTGTGATAAAAGTTGATTCTAGCAGCTTTTATATTACCGAAAAGTTCCTCAGAATTAGCTTCGTTTATTAATTTTGCCGTATTCTTTCCTATAATTCCGTCAGCAATAGTTCCGACTATACGCTGAATATCCTTAGCTCCATGCCTACCAGAATTTACACACCAATCAAAAATAATATATTGCAAGCTGTAATTTTCAATTAAATGAATGCCGTTTTTAGTCCAGTACTTTTCAAAGTAGAACTTTTCAACCATAGATTGAATTAATATGCCCTCTATTTTTTGATTTCGTTTTATGACTCCATTTACTTTTTTGTACTGATCCACTAATGGCCATCCATCCCATGTTGGATGAATATTTCTAGCTATTCCCATGTAGGTTTCACCGCCCTTATCACCTTCGACATTGGCGTAATAACCCTCATGTTTAATTACTGTTACGAATGCTTTTTCAAAATTTTTCATGATTTACTATTTTTTATTACCGATCATTAATAATAATAATTTGTCTAATTTATTATTTACTTCCTTGTTGGAATCTTTCATCTCTTTAATATCAGCTATTATATTAACATGCGAATAGGATAAATGTTTCCTCAGCTCATCATCAGTATACTGCCTCGTTGCTTCTTCTGATTTATGCAAATCCTCCATTGTTGCACTATTTTTTATTTTCTTATTTCTGCTGATAAGTCCCTGTACCGTTAATGCTATGATTACACTCACAAATGGAGCAAGCATTTTTTCAATAACAAACTTAAACGCCACGGGATGGTTCATTTCTTCCATAATCTTGATAGTATTGTAGTCATTATAATTAACATAACTAATGCAAAAAGTAATGAATTTTCTTTGCTATTTACCTCATTCATAAATTTAGCGTATTCATCCATCTTCATATTTTCTTCTGCAATTTTGCTATTTATTTCTAAGTAGATTAAAAACGATAAGCCCATCCCTATTCCTACGTGATATAATTTACTTAATTTATCATTTGTCCTTAAATATTCAATTACCGTCCAGCTAATAAGTACAATGTATATAGAACTAAAATAAAATATAGCCCAATTTACCGACTTACTAACATGATAAAAATTATATATCAACTGCGATCCCACAAATAAAGCAGCCGGTATATAACTTAAACTATCAGTCTGGCGGGTCTGGGTGTCCATCTTTTTTTGATTTTTCTATCTGAACAGCTTTACTGAATCCCACTTCTACATCTTTTTTTACCTGCTCTGGTTTTGGTTTTGTTTTCGTTTTCTTTGTCATGATTTCTATTTTTTAGTAAAGTTAAAATATTATTTTTTATCAATCAATTTTTCAATTATATTTTTAAATGATACTAATGTTTCATTATTAAATTGAGCCTGCTTAAATATCATAAAAATAACCACGCAGAAAACAGGCGCTTGAATTAATATATCTATATATTGCGTTAAATCTTGCATTAATATTGTATTATTTCACTATTTAAACTTCTACGGCGTGGAGGTTCAAATACTTTATTTAAACTTGATTTTCCAGCGAAGGTCCATAAAGCAGATTTAACGTTTAATAGTTCATCAGAATAACCAATAAACAGACCTCCTAATTGAGCACTTTGATTTGAATTATAATCAATCGCCTCAGCTCTTGTATTCTCGTAAATTCCACCGATAGTAAAGAAAATATTTGCACCCTCACGATGCATTGCCATATATTTATAACCCTCACTTGTTGCGTGATTACGAGTTGCGTACAGCTTACCCCCACTAGTTTCAATATATGCATTCGTAGCATCTAATCCAAATGTAATAACTCCCGAACCTATTTCAAAAACAACGCTTTCGTTTTGAAAGTCTACCCATTTACCTATAGTAAAATCATCAGTACCATATAGATAATCATCAGAACTAGCTTGTGTTAATGCTTCACCGCTTGCAAATAAAATACCTTTATTTGTATGCGTTGGCTGGTTTGCAGGAGTTGTTTGCTCTAAAAAAGAAGTACCTAATTCGCTGTATAAACGTTCAATTTTATTGTTTACATCAATAATAGTATCTTTCAAATAGCGTGTATTGAAATATGTTTTTTTGTTACCGTCTTTATTTGGGTATCTTTTGTAATAAAAAAAAGGTTCTTTCGGGTTAAAAACTACATCGTTTACAATGTGATCTGTTGAGTATAAAGGCTTCTTATATATTCTAATATTTTTCACGTCCGCCCCCGCACCAGCTACCGCAGAATGTCCCATAAAACTATGAATATCATTAATATTACCGACTATAAATGTCGGTGACGTAGAAGTTCGTACACACGTACCGTTTAGATACCAATGCATTTTTTTAGTAACATTATCCATTTGAGCAGCAAAAT